CTGTTTTTTGGTGTTCTGGTTGATTTTGGTGCAGGCTTTAAAGTTCATGCACTTTATTGCCTGATGTGTCCCGGCTGATTGAGTCCGCCGGGCGACTAGTAATTGATTTAGCGGATATCCGTTAAATCTGCTATAACATTATAGCGTTCGATGCCGTCAATATCTGTATAATGATACTTTAACAAAAATGCTTTCTGCCCTTTTTTCATCTTCGGGGTTGACTTTTACTAAAAAATATGATAAAATAAAAGGTGTAAAGCCTTTGATTTAGACTTTACACCTTTTGGAGATTTTGCGCTAGTTGGTTAATCTTCTATGTTGTTCTGTGTGTCTTCGATTAATTCATTGATTAGCTTTTCGGCTTCTTCAATGTTTTTTTCGTCTATTGCTTTTTTCAGCAACTTTAATTGACGCATTAGGCTTCGGAGATAACCTTTAAACACTGCCATTTCTTCATTCACCACCTTTTCACCACCTTTACAATAGATTAGGTTTTGCCTTTACTATTATAGCATGGTTTTGATTTGGTGTAAAGTCTAAATTTTCAAAGAGCTTGTCAAGGGTTTTGGTTTGTCGCTGTTTCCCTTTGACAATGTTATTATATCATAGATTACGGATATTTACTAGTGGCATTATACACAAATAATACGTAATCTATGATATTTATTTTGTGCACATTGACTAATACGAAAGTAGGTATACTATATATGGGAAATTCACATACAAATGCAAGTAATAAATACAATAAAGCAAATTATCAAAAATTTCAAGCCAACTTGAAAATAAATGATGCTGCTATGATTGACAATTATTGTAATATTAACAAAATCAGTAAACCACAATTAATAGTTGGGATGTTTAATTATTGCATATCAAATAATGTCAATCTTAAAGAATGGATACAAATACAAGATGATACAGCAGATAAATAATAGATATCGCTTGTAATGCGCTTAAAATGCGTTGTACGGCGTTTTTGTGCGCTGATAGTATAGTTATGCCTTTTTGGAGTGTATGCGTGTTGTAGGGCGTGTTAAAGGGCTTATATGCGATATGTGCAATAATAAGGAATAGGTATTTGTAATATATTGGGACTGCTTACAAGTGATATCTGATATTTGTTATGATCTATCGGAGCTGTCGCAGATATTCGGTTGATATGTGCATTTTGATATAGACAATATGCAAAATAAACATAAATAGATCTGTCTGCTTGCAGTCTGAATAAATAGGAATATTAATTATTAAGTAGATAAATGATTTTATGCATAAAGGAATATTGATTAAGCGATTAAAATGTACATAGTTTGAATTTATATGTACATTCTGGAACGTAATTTTACAATAGATCGGACTGCAATGTCAATAGCTAAAATGTACAAAATTATTTAACTGCTGCATAGGTGAATTGTGCAATTTGATTAGTGGTTTCAGACTGCTGAAGATATCGCAAATAAGGGTGCTAGGAGGCGTTATAAGCGACGTTTTTAAAAGGAGTATAAGTATATAGGTAGGGCGTTAAATCGCAATTTTAGGCGGTACAATTTGCAGTATGGTTTAGTAGTACAAATTAAATTTAGGTACAATATGTTGTGGTGGTTAGTGAAGAATAATTTAGTAAATGAAGTAAAATAGGGTGAAATTGTGTACAAATGGAACGGTAAATATTTGTTGAAATTAACGGGGAAAAGGGGCTGCTGAAGATGAAGGACTGAGATTTTTATTAATTTTATTAAGTGAATAATAAGTGGTTATTAAGTAAAGGAATAGATTGTATTAAGTAAATAATTAATGATTTTTAAGCAAAACATGTGATTTATTAGGCTATTATTATAGAGTAAATTAAGATGTGAATAAAAGGAAATTAAGTAAATCAATTTGATATCAAAATGATATCAATTATCAAATTAACGAACTACATTATATCACATATATTTCAATATATCTTGTATAATCTTTTGTATTCTCTTTTTATCTCTTATATTCTCATTTTTATATTGTTTCTAATTCTATATTGGGACGTTCTCAGCAGTCTATTTTAATTCGTCTGATTTTGGGCTATTTTTGACTATTTCGGGACTGCTTACAGATTATTTTCTATGTTGCTTTTTGGAGAATTACAACATAGGCAGTAATATCTATAATACCTATAGGAGGGGTAGGCTTACATTTGGAAGCAACTTCCAGAACGGTGCCGGGCAGGTAGTAGTTTCACTCCACTCACACAAGGCAAAATCGAAACCGACACCCATCCTCCCAACCTTAAATCCGATTTCAACTCCAATCTTATCAATTTTTCTATGTTCGATTTCTCACTTCGGTCAGTACCCATCTTATTAAGTTCAAACTCAAAACTATTCAAAATTATTTATATTATATTAAAATCATATAAAATCATACAAAATCCATGCCAAAACAAACTATTATTACTCATCAGAATCCAACCTTTTTAATCTAATCAATAGCCAACTTAATCAATATCAATTTCAATATTATATTCTATTTTTACCTTTTGATTTATTTTCAATTAGCTCCAATTCAATCATTCCCCAGCCATATCTAAGTCCCTAATAATCTAGCCTTAATCTCGAACCTACACAAAATCAATCAAATCTAATACAAAATTACAATGTCTTATTTCAAACTATCTCTTATTAGACACAATCATCTGTCCTCACTTTGGCTAAGACAAACAGGACAAAATCATATTCAATAAAATTTTTATAACCGAAGAACAATAAAATTTCAATATTTTTAATATTTCTCAAATAAAAAATCTAATTTCAAAAAATAATAAATAAAAACTTTTGCAATAATATAATTCAAATTTTATAGATATAATATATTCAGTTGAAATTACTGTTGCAATAGGTAAACCTTTTCATAATCCCAAACTAACTACCCCGCAGGGGTCTATTTTACATTAAAAATTAAAATATTCATACAAAACACTAATCATTAGAATAATGACTTGACAAAAGAAAATTAATATGCTATAATCAATATAGTAAATTCTTTAGACAATATTAAAAATAGTAGGGAGTGATGATATTAAGGAATTAAATAAAGATAACTTAAAAACTATAAACAATTATTCTATTTAAAAATCTACTTTTTCTTTTTTGATGACAAACTCGTAACCCTAACCAAATTTGCTGTCACTACGTTCCGCAAATTTGGAGGGTTACGACTTATCGCCAAAAAAGAAAAAGTAGCAAAAAGAAAAAAGCGATAATATACATAAACTTTGAAAAAGATAATTAATATAATGTTTAATCAGTTAAGAAAGGAATGATGATATATTTGATTGAAGTAAAATAACACTCGGACAAATATAATTCTAATAATAATTATAATATTATTTTGACTTATATTTGTCCGAGTGTAAAATCTCACGGATTTGTCCGAAAAAAATAAGAAAGATTGAGAAAGGTTTTATATGGGAAATAAAGATTATAGTGTAAATGACTTAGATGTTAGTGGACTTCAAAAATATCTTGGGAATCAAGTTGGCGAAAATTATAATATAGTAAGAAATTATAAAACAATGTGTGAACTATTAAATGAAGTGCCTATGGACGGTAATTCAAGAAAAGCACAAGTTAATCGTTGGAAAAGATATTTTGATTTTCATAAAGATAATCAAAAATTTATTATTGATGAGATATATGACGAGCCTTTTGCTACTGATGACGCTCGTAAGCGTAGAGAGGGGTTGTATGTAAAGTATATAGAGCTTCTTTTGCTAGAGTTCTTGTCCAGACAGCAAGATTATAAAGTAACTGTTGGGAATAAGGAAATGTATCGTATCCTCGGTATGACTAATGATAGGTATGACATAAGAAATAAATTAGGAACAAAAAGAGGAAATGAAGTAATCAGACAAACAATAATGAACAATGAAGATGAATTTGTTTTCTCTGACTTTCCTATGGTGTCTAGTTTTGATGTGAATAATTTTTATTTTCGGGCAGAGCAGAAATTGAACAAGATATTATATTCTGCTCTTAGGAGTATGAAGAACAGGTGTCTTATAGACTATAAGAAAGTAAATATTATTGCTGAACCTGACCCAGATACAAATAATCTTGAATTTAGAGAGTCTAACGCTTATGAGGATAAATTGATACTTGAAGCAAAGAGTCACATTATAAAAGAGATGGGCTTCAATAATACAATGGAAGTAATGTTGTGCTATAAGAGTGATGAGTTCTTTGAAAGGTTTAATGATTATATAAAGAATGAATATGGTTGGGATAGGTGTTATCCACAGCTCAGAGTAGTGTATATTGATAATATTGCCAAACAGATACCTTTGAAGGCAGAAGAAATACGACAATTATCTACCGAGGACAGAAAAACACAATTGAATGCTGAAATAATAAAATGTCTTAATGCTCAAGCTGAAAAGAAATATGAAGATAATTGGAATAAATTTTTGGAGAGTGAGGGTAATAGATTAGATAGAGAAAAGGGGATGGTAACAGAGCAGATGAATGATGTTGATAAATTTTTAATAGAGGTTGATGAAGAAAAGCCTTTCTTGTACAGGTCTAATTATGTGGAGATACAGAGAGCTTTAGCTGATTATCTGCTGAATATTCACTTTAAACCATTAGAGGTAAATCCTAAGAAAGAAAAGGGCGATAATTTAGATAAAGAATTTGATGAAGTGTTAGTTAATTTGTAATAATGTTATTGAGAACTTGTTGTGAAAGGATTAAAGCAAAAATGAGTATGAATAATCTGAAACTTATTACTACCGAGAATTTTGAGGAAGTAACACCGTGTGATTTCTGGGCTGATATCAATAACGAGTATTTTCTGACCAGAGAGCAGATTGGCAGAGCGTTGGGATATAACAATCCAAGTGAAGCTATCAAAAAGATACATCAAAGGCATCGAGAGAGGTTGGACAAATTTAGCTGTTTGATAAAGAGCGAAGTAAGTCGAGGGGGTCAAACTGGTACGGTCGATTCTAATGGTGCTATTCAGGAACGTACATTTTATTCTCGCAAGGGCGTTATGGAAATTTGTCGGTGGTCTCGCCAGCCTAAAGCAGATGAGTTCATGGATTGGTGTTGGGATATTATTGATGGACTTATTGCAAAGAGTAGGGAAGATAATACCCAATCTCTTGATAACATCATTCAGACAAATAAGAATACGGATATGATATTAAGAACATTACAAAGTCAAAAGGAAATAAATAAAGAATTGATTAAAAAGATTGACCGATTAGAAACATTGGTAACAACAATTATTCCTATGCCATCATATTCTGAATGGAAGACAGAAATGAATAAGAAAATTAAAAATATAGCCAGTCAGATAGGTAATAACACACCTGATGGAATAAGAAGTATTTACGGTGATATCTACAAAATAATGCGTTTGGATTATGGAATGCCTGTTGAACAATACAAAGGGGAGTATATGATTAACCACAAAGAAGCTACTAATCCACCTGCAATTGATATTGTAAAAGAAGTGCCTGAACTAAAACAATTGTTTGAGGCAATAGTGAACAACTACATAGAAATTAAGAGTGTTCCTACAATGGACTCTGTGATTTCTGAATAAATATATTACGAAAGGACAAACAAACATGAAAACAATTATAACCCCTGTAAAACTTACTCCGGAAGAGCGCGAGGTTCTCATTAACATTTCTGCTGATGAGAACGGAAAACTCTGGGCAGAAATAGATACTACTATCCAAAAATATGCTAATAAGTGTATTAAACAAGGTTGGGAACAGACTTCAGAGACAAGATATACTGATGGTAGTTGGCAAGGTGCTACATTCCATGCGCCAGCAACAGCTATCAGTATCCGTAATCCTAATGCAAAAAGAACTATGTCTGATGCGCAGAAGCAAGCTATGGTTGAAAGAATGAGATTGATGAGAGAAAAGAAAGGTAACAATGAGGTGGCAGATGATGAAGACAATGGCTAATAATGAAAATGATATTAAGGAATTGCAAGAAAAAGAAAGGATAGAAGAATATAGAAGTTTTCTTTATATGGAACTTCTTGCACTGAAAATGCCGTATAAAGAAATATTAACACTAGTATCGGAGGAATTGATTATCAATTCTATCAGAAATCATCGAAGTGTTGAAGATGTTGCATGGGCATTGATACAGTAAAATGAAACAAATCAAAAATTGAGTGAATTTTAAAAGTCCAATAAAGAAAATTTCAATATAACTATCTAAGGTAGTATAAGTTTATTACTTTGCTAGGTAGTATAAATTTTTATTGAATTAAATAGAGAGAAATAAATCAAATTTTGATTTCAGAAAAGAGGTGAGTATTTACATAATGGATATTGGAGATGTTGAGAACTTTTGGGACTTTGGTGTCTTTGCAAAGAATAATGATATTTCTGTAGGCAGAGAGCATTTTTATTTGGATAGTCAGATAACTTGGTATCGAGGTGATTATACAACTGACAATTATTGTGATAAAGATATGTATAAGAGTGAGTTAAACAGATATTTGCAAGAAAATGTTTATTGTGATTAAGTGTTAAAGGAATGCAAGGTTAATATAAAGGAGTTTATTGATATGACTAAAGAACAATTTATTAAACTAATGACAGTTGTTAAGAAGAAATATCGAAAAATAGAAAAGTTTTGGGATGAGTTTTATGATTTGTTTGGCTCTTGCAGTGATAAATTAGTAGAAACAACCTCCCTTAATGAGATTACCAGCGTAATTGCTGATATTGTTGATGATAAAGAAGAATGGATTTATTGGTATGTATATGAGAATGATTGGGGAGAAAATGGGTTGGAATATGTGGCTAAGAATGGTGGTGCTTTTACTTTAGGGAGTTTAGAAGATTTGTGGGATTTGATTAAAAATGAGGATTAAAGGAGAAATATAATATGCTAACAGCCAAAATAGGTAATAATATTATTAATTGCTTTGATAATAAATACTCTAAAGAAGAATTGAAGATGTGGGCGAAGAAAAATATTATATATTGTCCGGTTTGTGGTAAGGCATACGAGTATTGCCATGGACTAATAAATACCCCTTACTTTAGACATAAGGATAAATCTGAATGCGAGTATTTATATTCAGAGCTTGAGACAGATCATCAAAAATTCGTGAAGGAATAATAAGAAATTATAATGTAAGAGGTGACAAACACAATGGCTAAACAGCAGACTTATCAAAAATATATTTATAAAATACATAGTCGTAAGATCCTTCAAAATAAAAAGAATTTAGTTTTATCACTTTCTGAAATGAGAAGAGCAAAAGAATTAGTGTCTTTGGCTGATAGTCAAGTTTTACGTTTTATTGATGAAATCAATGGAGTAAATATTGATGAAATAAACAAAAAAATAACAGAGATAAGAAATAATATAAAAAAGCTACGATTAGAAGTAAAAAATGCAGATATATCTAAAATTAAGCAAATCAAAAATGAAATAAAAAATCATTATGATGAATTAGATATGTTTCAAAATAAGCCCGATTATTTAGCTGTAATCATGGACAATCCTAATGATATTGATAAATTAGATAATGGGTTTATAATCAATGGATTGACTTATAAAAGATTAGTCGGAACGTCTAATGGGGTAAAAAAGTCTACGGTAATATACGTTTCTGAATATTCTAGCCAAGGGGAACCTATATATCAAGAATTATGTAAGAGATTAGAGAATGGCAGAAACCCCAATGTGAAGCTCGTTCCAGCAAAATATGAAGCATATAAATCGTTGGCTTGCAGTGCGTCTATCCCAGTAAGTAATCCTAATGGCATTCTTGTTGTAGATGATTTAGTATTACGTTTTAATGCTGATATTCTTGAAATTAATGATGAGAATGCGGATGAGGATAAAGGTATCGAGCCAGTGATGGAGCATAAAATTGCCGAAGTTGAGTTAGATAATAGTGATGGTTATGGATTAATCACACCAAAATTAGCACAGAAATGGAGCGATGATTTAAAGTTAGACTATACTCTTGGTGGCTGTTGTGTGAGAAATGCTTTTCTCAAGGGTATGCTCTTTCCGTTTGATTTTCAAGAATTTGCAGAAAAAATAGCACAAAAGAATATTGTAGTTGATGCTTGGGGACAGGAAAGAAATATTCATGATATAGAAATGATATTAACTACCTCAATGCTAAAACTTTGGGATTGCTATAACAGTTTAGAAGATTATCTTGATAACTGTAATAAAAATGGGTATTCTTTTTCTGTTACAAAGACTTGCCCTAATGTATTGGACGAGGAAAGAACTTTGAATTATCAGTTTATTCAAAGTTATGATTTATCCAATGAAGATATAGATGAACTTATTTCTCCGTCTGTTAATGAAATAAAAGATGTTCTGGGTGGGGATATTAATAAAGCAATTCTTTTTTTACGAGGATTATCTGTCACAGATGATACGGCTGAAATTGCAGAGGATGATTGTATAAAAGCTTTAATGATAGATGAAAGAATGTATCAAGATCCTTATATAATCAATAGAATTAACAATATGATAAAACGTAGAATACAAGACTCCAAGATTGGCGTCATTAAGGTTAAGGGAAATTATGCTGTTATAAGTGGAGACCCTTATGCATTATGTCAACATATATTTAAAACAAATATTGATGATAAAGGAAATGATATTGAATCAGAAATGGGTTTGCTCCATGCAGGAGAGATGTATTCAAATTTTTGGGTAAATAAACAAATAAATGAGGTTGTATGTTTTCGTGCGCCTATGAGTTGTCATAATAACATAAAAAAAGTTACTATTAAGAGCAATGATAATACAAATTATTGGTATCAATATATGCCAACTGTAAATATAGTTAATTGTCATGATGCTATGGCACATTCAATGAATGGTTTTGACGAAGATGGTGATTTGATGTTCACGACCAACAACAGAGTATTGATAGATAATTGGGTGAATACGCCATCAATTATTTGTATGCAACGTAAGGCTGATAAAAAAATTATTTCTGATGATTTATTGAGAACAGCTAACAAATCTGGGTTTGGCGATGAAATTGGTACAACTACTAATCATATTACAGCAATGTTTGATGTATTATCAAAATTCCCAAAAGATTCGGACGAATATAAAACTTTAATATATCGTATCCAGTGTGGTCAACTTTATCAGCAAAATTGTATAGACCGTGTTAAGGGTATTATTGCAAAGCCTATGCCTCGATCATGGTATAAACGAATAAATATTAACAATTTGATTAAGAATGGGGCTGACAGTGAAGAAATAAATAATGCTAATTTTTCTAATAGCATTTGTGCTGATAAGAAACCTTATTTTATGAATTATATATATCCACAACAAAAAGCGATGCATGATAGATATATTAAAAGAACAAATAAAAAGTGCATTGAAGAATTTGAGATGGATATACACACACTTTTTCAAAAAGAAAACAAGACTGAGAAAGAGCGCAATTTTATTAAGCTATATTATGAATTTCTTCCATCTTCGGATAATGATTGCACTATGAATAGACTTTGCCATTTGGTGGAGAGCAATTTTGATAATTATATCTCTGAAATAAGAAATAATTCAAATTTTGATTATTCTATTTTGAAGTCAGATGTTGGGTATAGTAAAAGTAATTATAATCAAGTTAAGGTTATTTATCGTCAATATAATGATGAATTGTTCAATACTGTAAAAATGTTCAAAGAAAATCATATTGATGATAATGAAAAGGCAACTACATTGCAATGCTTAAATTCCTTCTATAGCCGTAAATGTGTACAGGTTTGTCCTGACCCGGATGAATTATGTAATATTGTCCTTGACCTTTGTTATACAAATGAAAAAACCAAACAGTTTGCTTGGAATATTTGTGGTAGGCAAATCATAAAAAATCTTTTGAACAAGAATGATAATATGATTTCTTATTTGGTAGCCGATGAATGGGGCGATATTGATTATTGTGGGCGAATATTCAGTAAAAAACAGAAACAGATTGGAGATAATATATGAATTTAATAATGAATGAGAAAAATGAAGCTGAAAGAATTATAAATAGTGGGGATATAAATACCGATACAGGAGCAAAACTTTCGTTGTTGGCGAGATATTATGCTTATGTTGGCAAAAAGCCTAAAGAAATTAAAAAATTGTTGGATGATGTAATGGCTAAAAGTTATCATAATTATCACGCTGATGATTGGGAATTATCTCTGCAAAAATATGTGAATAAATCAAAAAAATATCCAATTATTGAAATTGATGAAATTCCAATTACAAAGAATGAGTTACAAACAATAATACGAATAAATAATAAAAAATTAGAAAAACTTGCTTTTGTTTTGCTTGTTTTAGCCAAGTTCTGTAATATGAGAAATGACAAAAACAATAATTGGGTTTTAGTCGATGAGTATAATGTTTTTGCCAGAGCAAGAATAACAGGTGATATAATGGCACAGTACTCTTGCTTTTACAAATTAGTGAAGATGGACTTAATCACTTATAGTAAGAAAGTTGATAATATAAATGTTAGAGTAGGATTTATTGATAATGACAGTGAGGTTGTATTAAAAATAACGGATTTGCGGGAATTAGGTTATCAATATCTTATGTATAAAGGTGAAAAGTTTATTAAGTGTGCTGAGTGTGGAGTTATTACTAAGGCAACAATACATAATAAAAAATATTGTAAAAATTGTGCCGGGTATCAGCCAATAATGTTAAAGACTATAAAATGTTGTGATTGCGGAACAGAATTTGAAGTTAATAGCACGGTAAAAAACAAAAAAAGATGTAATACCTGTCAGCGAGAATATATCAAAAGATATGATAGGTTAAGAAAGAGTAAGTAATTCCGTTTTTTTATTAAAAGCTAAATGATGAACAGACACCTTGTAAACCCTGATAAATAAAGGGTTTACAAGGTGTCTTATTTTTTGTTGCAATTTTACTATAATGATATATAGAGATTAACCTACAAAATCCCATTATACACTATATCATGAATGAGGATATTTGTCAATGGTTATTGCTCTGTTATTTATCTAATTATGATTTAGTAAATCTAAATTAGGAATTGTATTCAAAACCAAGAAAGGACATCAAAAAGAATGATTTGTGTTTCAAAGGAAGAAGCAAAGGAACTGCGTAGACTTATACCGGGTGTGTTAATGCGCCGTACAGTTAAGCAGAAATCTAAGCGTGGTAAGATGTATATTACCGAGAGTGATCGAGTTCTTAATGCTATTAAGAAGCTCAGGGGTGAGTAATCTCAATAAGAGACAACACAAACAACAAATATCCTATGTTATTCGCATAGGGCAGTCTGGCGACTGTAACAAAATTAAAGGAAATTTTATTATTTATGAAAATAAATAAAGATTACGAAATTAATCTTGATGAAATTCTTTCATCGCCTGCTGAATTAACTCCTGCTACATATCAATATTATAAGAATTTAAAAAATCGCACGATTATCATTAATGACCAGATTGATTCTGATATTGTAGAACGCGCAATGTTACCACTTATTGAAATGGATAATGATGGTACAGATGAGCCTATTACTATTAGATTGTCTACTGTAGGTGGATCACTTTTCGATGGTATTACACTTTGTGATATAATTGATGGTCTTAAAACCAAGACCACTATTATTGTGCAGACTTATGCTTATTCTATGGGGGGGATTATCCTTATGGCAGGATATAATAACCCTAATGTTAAAAAAGTTTGTTATAAGCATAGCACAGCACTTTTACATGCCGGTAGCACTTATTTGGAAGGCAATTCGTCATCAGTAAAAGACCAATTTCATTTTAATCAGAAATTTGAACAGAAACTTAAAGACTATACTCTTTCTCATTCTAATATTACGGAAGAAGAATATAACGCTATGGAACGTTATGAGTGGTATATGGATTCCGATACAATGCTTGAAAAGGGCTTAGTTGACGAAATTCTGTGAGGTGGCTATGAGTAAGAAATTCTTAGACACAAATGCAATTCTTGAAAATAATGCAGACCTTACAAATGTAGTTATTAGTTCCAAGACGATTGAAGAACTCGAATCAATTAAAAGCAATCGTAATAAATCTGATGAAATTCAATATAAGGCTCGACAGGCTGTTAAAGCAATAATGCGAGACAAACCAGAAGTAGTGGTAGTTACAGAAGATGATTATAATATGCTTTCGAAAATGAAGTTAGAGTGTAATAATGATAATCTGATTATCGCTACTGCAAAAAGAGCAAATCTTGAAAATGAAAATTCTGTGGTATTCGTTACGAATGACTATCTTTGTGGATTGATTGCTGGAAATTATTTTGGGCTGACAGTTGAGAAAAACGGGGAAGTATCACAGGAAGGATTATATAAGGGATACAAGATTGTGACTTCTACTGATGAAGAACTTTCACAAATTTATTCTAAAGATAATTGTGAAAATATATTTGGTTGCCTTATAAATGAGTACGTTATTGTAAATGATTCTGAGGGCAATTTTGCAGATGTACTGAAATGGACTGGAATGAATTATGCCCCGGTATATAACAAAAATTTCAAATCAAGGCAACTTGGTGTTTGCAAGCCTTTAGATACAATTCAGAGAATGGCTTTTGATAGCATTGTGAATAATGATGTTACAGTCTTATATGGGCGGTCTGGTAGTGGTAAGACAACTATCCCTTTGTCTTATATAATGCAATGTTTGGAAAGTGGTAAATATAAGAAATGTGTTATTATTTATGATTTTGAAACTTTAAAGGGTGCAAAAACACTTGGATTTACCCCTGGATTACTTAATGAGAAAATTTTGACACAGGGCGCAATAGGCAATATTTTGAGTAGTAAGTTTGGAGATATGTCTGAGGTTGAGAGATTGCTTGCTTCTGGCATAATTGAGATTATTCCGACAGCTAATATAAGAGGCTATGAAATATCTCAAGATGAAATCTGTTTTTGCACAGAAGCTCAAAATCTTGATATCTACACGCTAAAGACAATTATTCAGCGTTGCAAGGCTGGCTCTAAGATAATCTTTGAGGGCGATATTATAGAACAACACGATAGTAGTAGAGAAATTGGTTTGTTTAAGATGATTGATGTCTTCAAGGACTACAAGTGCTTTGGCTGTGTAAAGCTAAAAAATAATTATAGAAGTGAAATCGGTGAGTTAGCCGATTTGCTTTAAAATAGGTAAATTGCTATGTTTCTTAATCCAACAATAAGTGTTAATTTAGGAAATCGTAATTATAAATATTATGAAAACTTGGGATATTTTATTAAAAAGAAGAATGGATATAATAATAAACCTGTTGTTGATTTGCCTCAAACAATAGAAGTAAAAGTGGAAGATTTGCTACCATCCGCAAAAGGGAAAATAGAATTAAGATGTGATTGTTGTGGTAGAGTTTTTCAAAGATATATTGAAGAAATGACTATATGCAGAAAGAATAATCCATTTGATTATTGCCCCAAATGTGCAATTCAAAAAACTATTAACACAAAACTACAAAGATATGGTTCACTTAATCCTAATGAAATTTCTATACAAAATGGAACGAAATCGGGAAGAAAGCGTAAATATTCATTAGAACAATTAAAAAATCTGGCAGAAGATAATGGATATTTTTTAAGAGATGATTTATGTAATGTATCAGAAATACTTATAAAAAACAAATATACTTTTGAATGTAAAATTCATAACATTATTTTTGAAACTCCATTTGAATCTATATTAAATCATAAAATAAGTTGTCCTATGTGCTTTAGTAACGCCCAATCTAAATTATTTAGTAAAAGTAATATAGAACAAGCAATAGAAATTGGTAATCAAAAAGATTATTTAATTCTTACAGATAAAATTCAAAATTGTGATGATAAAATTGAATATATATGTAATAAACATAAATCGTATGGGATTCAAATAACCTCTTTATATGGTTTAACGCATTATGATAAGAATTGCCGTTTTTGCAAAATACCTACTAAAGACAAACATTGGCATTGGCAAGGTGGAATATCTACAATTAGTGATTATTTGAGGAACTCAATAAACCAATGGAAAATTGATAGTTTTAAATTTTATAATTATCGTTGTGATATTACCCATCAGAGTAATGATATTATCATTCATCATTTACATAACTTTTCTGATATTGTTAAAGAGACTTTTGATATATGCGATATTGATATTAAACCAACAGTTCAAGAGTATTCCAATGAAGAATTAGATAAGTTATCTCAAGTGTGTCTTGATTTACATTATAAATATGGTTATGGGGTATGTTTGTCTAATGATGTTCATGAACTATTTCATAAAATATATGGTGTAAAAAATAATACCATTGAACAGTATAAAGAATTTAAAGAAGATTATACAAATTCATAAAAAGTACAAAAGAAGGTGATTTCTATATAAAGACAAAGTGTATATTCACGCCCTATGTAGCAAGACGATTGCTAAAAATGGGGAACGTGATAGTAGATATAAAACCTCGTAAAGAAGATAAAGATAAAACAATTTTTGTCTTTGAAGATACTGAGAAATTACAAACTGATTTAGCAATAGCTATTCAGCATTATCATGAAGAAAGTACATAGAAAGGACAAATTATTATGGCTAAGACAGTTAAAAAGGTAAGTTTTTCAAAGGGTCTTATTTCTCGTGAGGGAAGTGAACTTATGATTACTGAAATCGGTAAGGACGATACTAAGACTTATAATCTCAATAAGGTTATTGACGAGTTTGTGGGTCAGGAAGGCGTTAGTCTTACTATCAGTATTGATGATGATATTCCTGCCGAGGAAGACGATTAAAGGTCGGTGTTCATGACAAAGTACAAGAGATTGGATAATGAAACTGATGAGGAACTTATTTATAGAATATGCTTAAATAAAGACACGATTGGAACGTGGAATGATGTTAAGGATATTCTTAATGAATTGCTTAATGTTGATTATGGAGAAAGCACATACCGTAAGAAATTTCAGGTATTTGAAAAGATGTTTTCTGCTAATCAGAACAGATTTCTAAATTCTGACGAGAGACTTATTGAATTAAATAATAAACTCAATGATATTCGCAAGGAGAGAGTCAAGCTTCAAACTGCAAATATTGAAAGAAGTCGTATTGATAGGTCAGAGTCAAGGCAAGAGATGTATTATGAATATGTTGGCAAGATGGTAGAAACTTTGCCACTTCCTCAATTTAATACACTTTATCCTGACATCAGACATAAAAAAGAATATTTAGTTACATTGGCAGATATTCACTATGGAGCAAAATTCAAGAGCGAGAATAATGAATATTCACCTGATATAGCTAAAGGTCGGCTTCAATATCTCACATCAAAAATTATATCATTTGTGAAAAGTCATAAACTTAATACAATTAAGATTGTATCACTTGGAGATATGCTTCAGGGTATTCTTCGATTAAATGATTTAAAGATTAATGATTCGACTGTAGTTAAGGCTACAGTCGAAATCAGCAGACTTATTGCATTGTTTTTGAATGAAATATCTGCTTATACACAGGTAGAGTATTATCATACACCTACTGCAAATCATACACAGATTCGTTCTTTGGGAAGCAAAGCTAATGAAATTGCCGATGAGGATTTAGAATATGTGATTGGACATTATATTAAGGATTTATGTTCACATAATGAAAGAATTAATGTACATTTGGCTAGTGAGGGAAAGCAGTATATAGATATTCCAATCTTTGATTATGATGTAGTAGCTATGCATGGTCATACAATTAAAAATATTGAAACTTCAATAAGAGATTTGAGTATGATAAGACAATCGTTTATCAATTATCTTATTTTGGGTCATTATCATAACGGGAAAGAAATCCCTAGTTTTGAGAGCAATTATAGTGATATGGAGATATTGATTAGCCCGTCATTTGTGGGAAGTGACCCTTATAGTGATTCTCTTATGAGAGGTTCAAAGGCTTCTGTTAAGATATATGGATTTGATTCTTTATATGGGCATACAGAAACTTATAAAATTATATTAAATTAAAAACTCTAATAAAAACAACAACAAAAGAAAACAAAGAAAGAGGTTAAAATTATGGTAAAGAAGAATTTTATTGATGTTATTCAGACTAAGGTAAACGAAGTAACTGGTGAGGAGTATTCCAAGAGAGTATGTGGTGATATGCTTGATGCTGTAACCTCGGCTATTGCAGAGGTTCTTACTTCTGGTGATACTATCAGGATTGATGGTCTTGGTACATTTAGTACTCGTTTTCAGGCAGGTCGTGAAGGTGTTTCTGCTTTCAACGGTGAGAAGTGGAAGACTACAGACACACTTGTTCCGGCATTTAAGTTTAGTGGCTCTCTGAAGGATTCCGTTGCTGAGACTTATGACCCCAAGAAGCATAAGCCTGCCAAGTAATCTGAGTATAAGAATTTTATATATAAGAACATAAAACAAAATTAAAAAAAGAAACAAGATGAAGTACATAAGGAGAATTTTATGCTCGCAGAAAAGATGACTGAATATGATGTGTTTACCGAGGCATTGAGTAACAGTAAGAATGATACTTCGATTATTGTACCTCGCACAAAGGTAATAGATTTTCTGAAGATATGTGTTACTAATTGTATAGGTGACAAGTATAAGTTTATCGAAATTGATATAGACGATGAGGACTGGTGTGATTATGTAATATCGTTTGTAGATATTGATGGTGTTACTGATGTTTTCATTGAGCCTATGGTGAACAGAGATAAGAAAGTTTATTTTGATACTGAATGTGATATCTCTTATGTTGATGTTGAATGTGATAATGATATTTTTGCACATTTGACCACATTTAAGGAAATGCACATTTTTGATACTAGGTGTTAAAATAAAAATAGATTAGAGTAAAATCTATAAAATTAAGAATATCTCTTGTCTGTACAGATAATTGATAGATGTGGGGTCAGGCAGTGCAATAGTGCTGTCTGACTATATCACAGCCTTACAGGAAGTTAACCAGCCTTAATGAACGAAATGGGGAAGACGTTTATGGTTACGTCTATAAATAATATTCCAACTTTTATGTTATTAGCGTACATATCAGCAAAATAGCCACATTTATAATGTGTTGCGGGTGGGTTTGGTTTATGGGTATCCAGATGATATGATAAAACCTTTTATATGGGGCGTTCTTGCAGTAGACCTTTTAGGTGTGAGTGCAAATCTCATGGTGTCCCACCGATAATGGGTATGGTTTCCGATGTTGTAGCCCCAATAAAAACAACTCGGAACACGTTTGTGCTGGGCGTGTGAAATTCATAAATTGCTAATTTTGCATAAAACTCCTTTCGCATCCTCCGTAACAGATGAGTGCCGTTCTATGGGTATAGGGCGGTGCTTATTTGTTATATTGATTATACCTTATCGGGTATGATTTTTAGATAAATATGATTATTTATACCTTAAAGGGTATAGTTGATAAGCTGATATAGCTCAATTGGTAGAGTTTCTGTTTTGTACTCAGAATGTTGTGGGTTCGATTCCTACTATCAGCTCCAAGTCCTTAAAAGGATTACTTGCTAGTCGAGGTCAGATTTATTCTGATAGCTCATCTACCATGTGTAGAAAGAGATTCTGGTATTTTTATTAAAATATCTGTTCAAAAACATATTGCAGATGTTCAACATGGATAATTTATGGATTATCTGTTTTGTTTTGTATGCAATGACTTTTATTTTATAAATATTTATAAGTTGTTATTTAATGTGGGGTGATTATTCATCTCAAAAAATGATTTTATTTTTCATTTTTAATTCCTTTTCGGAATGGCTATTGCCGTAGTCATTCCACATTAGATAACAATAAAAAATGTTATCGGCAAATAACAAAGATAAATATTGAGTGTTCACTACTCAGTGTGAAGAAAGGATTAAAATTATGGAAAATGAGATTATTGTTAAAGGAACTCAAAACTTTATGGGAATAGAAATCCCTATTGTTGAGGGTGGTTTTGGAGAAAACAAGAAATGTATTTTGGTTAATACTGTGGCTGAAATACACAGTGCAAGAATTGATAAAATCAATGAAATGATAAGCAATAATATTGATGAGTTTGAAACTGGAGTCGATATTATTGATTTGATGGCTAATGACGACTCCTTAAACCTTGCGAAGAAATATAAATTAATAACTAATAATAGACAAAGGCATTGTTATGTTTTGTCCAAAAATGGATATCTAAAATATTATAATTTAATAAGAAATAAAAACGAAAAAATTTATAATATAATTATAAACAATTATTTTGATGACAATCACAATAATATCATATCTTTTGTGCAAAATAAAGAAATTAAGTTTAGAAATCAATTGGCTGCCATATTTGACAAATTTAAAATTAGATATGCTTTTCAATATCAAGTGTTGAAATATAGAATAGATATTTATTTACTAGATTATAATATTGCAATTGAGTATGATGAAAATAATCATAAATACTATACATATGAAAAGCAAGAATTACGTGAAGAAAATATTAAGGAAAAATTAAATTGTAAATTTATAAGGGTGACAGATGAATATTCTATTGATGAAGCAATTGCAATTGTTTTAAGTGAGTTGTTTATTATCAAAGGATAAGACTTTCCCTAAGACTTTAATTACTGGCAAGGGTCAGATTGCTCTAGTGGAAAGATTAAGAAATGAATTTGGCGTGGAAGATTAAAAATTAAAATTATAAACCCGTTATACATAAATGGATATAACGGCTCACAGTTTAGTTTGCTCTATAAAATATAAATAAAGGAAGTGACATAGTGGCAAGAACAACTGTCTACAATCATATAACAACTGAGGAAAAGATAGCAGAAATTAACGAAAATAATACTTGGCTTATAAATGAATTTCTAGAGTATCTTGCCTCTATTGACCGTGCGCCTCAAACTTTAAGGTCATACAAGAGTGATTTACATATATTTTTTGTATGGAATATTGACTTTAACAATAACAAAGATTTTGTAAAATTAACAAAACGAGAAATAGCAAAATTTCAGAATTATGCTATAAATGAATGGCATTGGTCTCCTCGTCGTGTGAGACGTGTAAAATCAACTCTTAGCTCAATGAGTTTATTCATTGAGAATATTCTTGATGATGAAGAGGGATATGAGAATTTCAGACCTATAATAAAAAAGATTGAGTCCCCCGTGAATGAAGCAGTTAGAGAAAAGACTATCTTTTCTGATGAACAAGTTGAACTTTTGATGGATACTCTTGTTGAACGTAAGGAATATGAAAAAGCTTGTGCGGTTGCAATAGCAGCATATTCGGGCATGAGAAAAGCTGAAATTTTGCAAATGAAGATGGAATATTTTAATGATGACCATTTAGTATTTGATTGTTTGTATAAAACTGATAAAATTAGAGCAAAGGGCAGAGGACAACTAGGCAAGCAAATTAACAAATATGTTATGAAAAAGGTAGATAAATATTTAGACCTTTGGAAAGCAGAACGTGAAAAACTTGGTATTAATTCTGAATGGGTGTTTGTCAGAAGATGCAATGGAGATTTCGCTAGAAGAGAAACTCTTGATAATTGGACTGATGAATTTTCAGAAATTGTTGGAGAAGATTTTTATTTTCACTCTTTACGACATTATGTATGTACAAGTCTTTTGGGAGATTATAATTTGCCAAGTGAAGTAGTCAGAGAGTTCTTTTCTTGGAACAGTATCGAAATGACCAAAATCTACTACGATCGGTCAACGGTTGATGATTTTGGAAAATACTTTACAGCTGATGGCATTGTAAAGCAAGAGGATAGTAAAGGTTTCTCTGATATAAAATAATTGTAATTTATGTAAAATGATAGAGAGAGGACATAAAAAATGAACAATAACAACAATAATAATTTCAACTTCACAAACCCGGAAACTCATCTTATAGACCGCCTTGGTTGTGTAGGACTGATATTTATATCATTCCTTAGCATAGCAGTGACAATTTTCTCTCCTGTAATAGCTTTTGGTATATCATATTTTATTGGCTGGATAATGTCGCTTTGTATAGGTGGCGTGGTGGCAAATGGACTGAATATGATATTTGCAACTGATAGATTTACACCAGAGGTTATTCCGCTATTCTGTGGAACTATGGGATTGATTGGTAGTTTCTTTAGAAAGAGTAATGGAACAATTACAAATGAGATTAATGAAACAAAGAAAAAGCTCAATAGCAAAGTTAGCGAAGATTAAAAATACAATAAAAAATAATCAAATAAAATTAAGCCTTACTGTAATGGTAGGGCTTTATATATGTCTTGATTGGCTGCATGAGGTTGATTGAGAGATGATACAAAGACTTACAGAGTTGCAAACTGTAAGAAAAGCAATGATAGGATCTTCTCCCCTGTCATTGCTTTTCTTTGTGTTTAAATAAAAGATTTAGGAGAAGGTGTAGAATGGAGAAGAAAATATGGGCAGAAAAGTAACACAAGAAGAATTTGTAGAAAAATTAAAAAAGAAAAATCCTAATTTAATTGTAATTGGGCAATATATAAACATGAAGAATAGTATAAGGGTTAAATGCTTAAAATGTGCTTATGAAATGGATATTAATGCTGGCAATTTATTAAGTAAATATCAAACCAAATTATGTCCTAATTGTTCTAATGGAAGAAGAAAAATAAAAACAAAAGAAGAGTATATTGATGTTTTAAATTCAATTACAAATTTTACAATAAAAATAATTGGTGATTTTAATGGATTAAATATTAAATCTAGACATAAATGTAATGTTTGTGGATATGAGTGGGAAACATTGCCTAGACATTTGATTGAAAAGAAAAAACATTCTGGATGCCCCGTTTGTTCTAATAATATACAGAAAACAACTTTGCAATATAAGAAAGACCTACAAAAAATTAATTCTAATATTATAGTTGTAGGGGAATACATAAATAACAAAACTAAAATTGAACATAAGTGTAAGATTTGTAAAAATGTTTGGTTTTCAACACCGCATAATATTTTGAATGGTAAAACTGGTTGCCCATTTTGTAATTTTTCACATGGTGAACAAATAATTAATAATTATTTAAAAAACAATAAAATACCTTTTATTCCACAATATAAGTTTGAAAATTGCAAAAATATAAAACCTTTACCTTTTGATTTCTACTTGCCAGATTATAATATTTGTATAGAATTTGACGGGATTGGGCATTTTGAAAAAGTTTCATGGAATGGATGTGATGATAAACAAGCTAATATAGTATTTCAAAATACAGTAAAAAACGATGCAATAAAAACAAATTATTGTAAACAGAACGGTATTAAACTTATTCGTATTCCTTATTGGAATTTGAATAACATTGAAAGTATTTTAGATAAAGAATTGGAGGTGAATTGATTATGCCAAGAAAAATTAATGAAAAAGGAAGCAGACCTATTAAAAATAAATCTGGTATTGTTACACATCAGGAAGAAACCGTATTAAAAACAATAAAACCTGTTGAACCAGTTGCTGAAGATTATTATAAATGCTGCACTTGTGGTAAAAAATACACCAAACAGTCGGGTAATTTTTCTTATAGTCAATCACCTTTATATAAAGGGAACAATTCATTTCTGCCAATTTGCAATCATTGTCTTGAAAATTTAGTAGAACAATATACAGAAATACTTGGTAGCCAGAATGAGGCAATTAAACGTATTTGTTTACATTGGGATATGTATTTCAATGAGACAATTCTTAATTCTACAAAAAAAATTGATGCAAATAGAAGTAGAATTAAGAATTATGTGAGAAATTGTAATCTTAATCAAAACAATGGGAAAACATATGATACATACCTGCAAGAAATGAACAAGGGCATCATTCAAAATGTAGACCAGATAGATGAAATGAAAGCCGAAGGTCAAACAAATATTACAAAGGTAATGTTTGAACGTTGGGGACAAGTATCAAGTGAGGATATTGTTGCTCTCGAAGAACATTATAAAATGCTTAAAAAACAAAACCCCAATTGTGATAATAATCAAGAAATATTTATCAAAGATTTATGTTACACTAAATTACTTCAGCTTAAAGCATTTAAAGACGGCAATAGTACTGATTTTGAAAAATATACAAAACTTTATCGTGATACATTTAAACAGGCAGGATTAAAAACTGTGCAAGAAACAGATGCAAGTGGCGATGAAACCCTTGGTGTAACTCTTGCTGTAATTTCTCAATATACGCCAGAAGAATATTATAAAGACAAAAAATTGTATAAAGATTTTGATGGTATAGGAGAATATTTCCAAAGATTTGTATTGAGACCTTTGAAAAATTTAGTCTTAGGCACAACTGAACGTGATAAAGAATATTGTGTCAAGGACGGTGATAATGATGGTGAGTAAATATGCTGACGATAATCAAAAAGCTTTATATAAAAAATTTCCGAGTACTCATTATTTAAGTAATCCTAAAAATGTTGACAATTTATATTTATGGTCAACATTCTTTAGAAGAAATTTGCATAGGGTGGCTATTGATTATTTAGGATTAAAATTGCATTTATACCAAGTAATAATTTTGTATTTTATGGGTATAAGTCAATTTATTGCCATAATAGCCAGTCGTTCTGCTGCTAAATCATTTATTATAGCAGTTTATGCTTGTTGCACTTGTATTGTTAAACCTTATTCAAAAATAGTATTGGCTTCAGGAACAAAAGGACAAGCCAAACTTATAGTTACTGAGAAAATTAAAAATGAACTAATGAATATGTCCCCTACATTACGGAGAGAAATAGCAACGATTAAAGATAATCAAAATGAAGTAATTATTGTTTTTCGTAATGGTAGTACAATAACTGTTGTTTGCGCCGGGGAAAGTGGTCGTGGGCATAGATCAACAGGTTTGCTCAGAGAAGAATATAGGCAAATTGAAAAAGAAGTTGATGATAGTATCTTATCACCTTTTCAAATTATTAGACCTGCACCTTATGCTATAATTGAACCCTATAAAGATATAAAAGATGTTCAAGATGAACCAGTAGATATTTATATTTCTTCTAGTTGGTTTGATAATGGGCATTGGATGTGGGATATTGCTGATACTGCTTTAAAGAATATGCTTAACGGACAAGGCGGTTGTCTTTTTGCATTTGATGAAAGTATTACATTAAAACATAATATCAAAACAATGAAGCAACTAAAGCGTGAAAAAGCAAAACAAGATAGTTTAACTTGGCGAATAGAGTTTTTAAATGAGAGAGTAAAAGAAAATACATCTGCATTTTTTACATATTCAATGTTTAAGGATAATATGAGATGTAAAAAGCCATTTTATCCAAGGACAACTGTTGATGTATTATCTCGAAAAAGAAATCCTTATGCTATTCCTAAACAAACTGGAGAAATACGAATTATAGCTTGTGATATGGCTTTTGTCACAAATAAAAACAATGACAATTCTATCTTTTCTTGTATTAGATTGTTACCTGAGAGTATGATTTATCAGACAGGTGATAATGGGGAAAAAGAATTAAAGAGGGGTTATCGTAAGGTTGTATGTTATCTTGAGTCAATTCAGGGGGGCGATGGCAATAAACAAGCCCTTAGAATTAAGCAGTTGTTTGAAGATTTTGAAGCTGATTATTGTGTTCTTGATACACGAAATGGCGGTATTCTCGTTTATGATTTATTAGCTCGTGTGATGTATGATGAAGAACGTGACAAAGAATATCAAGCTTGGAAATGTATGAATGACGATAATATAGCAAACAGAGTTAAAGTGGACGGTGCATTACCAATATTATATGCTATTGTTGCTTCACAAAAATTAAATAGTGATATTGCTATAGAATTTAAAAATACGTTAGAAAATAAAATGATTGACATTCTAATTTCTTTACAAGAAGCACAAGAAGGTATGCTAAATACAATATCTGATTACACAACAGCTATATCGGCAGATACGCAATTGTTTTATGAACGACCATATTTGGAAACGCAACAATTAGTTAAAGAGTGTATTGAACTTGTATATGAAAAAAGAGACCAAACGGGTATTATTGTAATAAGTGAACAAGGCAATAATCGAAAAGATAGATATACAAGTGTATCATATGGGGTACATTTTGCCTGTCTTTTGGAACAAGACTTATTATCTGATAACTCTGATTATGATTATGCAACTTTTATAAATTAAACACTTAACTATAAAGATGAGAAAGGTGGTGAAGTTATGGGTGATATAGAAAAAAGGGAGCAATCTTATGAATTTAATTCTCAATGGAGCAATATAGTATATGCCAATATAAATTTTGATTTGTTTTCTAATTATACACCAGAGCAAATTAAATCAATATTATCTAACCCGATAGTTAAAAACAAACAAATTCGAGACTTGAGCAGAAAAGTATATAATACTAACCCCATTGTATCAAATGCTGTTGACTATATAGTTTCTTTGCCTAGCCTTTCTCATATTCTTACATCAACTGGTAAGAGCAAGAAAAAGGTTAAAGATAATAAACAAAAAGTTGAAAATGTCCTTGACTATATTAATGATAAGGGGATAATACGAGATTTTTTATTTAGAGATTGTTTAGATGGTGCTTGTTATTATTATTTTGATATTCAGGGTCAAGGGGTAGATAATACAAAATTTGTCTCTGACTATGAAATGACGGGGCTTATGGAACTGAATAATTTAGATGTTTCTGTGGCAATGATACCACTACCTGTTGATTATGTAAAAATAAGAGGTTACAAAAACAATCGACCTGTAATTGCGTTTGACCTTGATTATTTTAATCAATTTACAGAAGAAAAGAAAATAAATAAACTTAAATGTTATCCTTATGACATTCGTAACGGATATGAAAAGTGGAAGAACAATGAAACATCGGGTAGTTGGCTTGTGTTAGATAATAACAAAACAGTTGTTCATAAGATAAAAAGCGATAGACGTGAACCCTATGGCAGACCAATTACAATTCCTGCTCTTATAGATATTTTTTATAACGATTATTTAATCACTACAAAAAGAAGTGTATTAGGTGAAGTAAATAACAAAATAATTTATCAAACTTTGCCTGAAGGCGAAAAAGGAAGATGTAGTTTAACCAGAACGCAACAAGAAGAACAGCATAAGACGGTAAAAAGTGCGGTTATGACAAAAAATAATCGTGGAGGAACATCGTTCTTTACTGTTGCTGCGGGGACAAAGATTGATTCTGTTGATACAAGCGTAGATATTCTAAACGAAGAGATTGAACCTAAACTTAATTCAAATATTGCTTTGGGACTAGGTTTTGCGTTGGGTCTTCTTGACGGTGAAAGTGGCAACTATTCATCTCAGCAACTTAGTCTTGAGCTATTATTTAGTAAGGTTTATACTTGGGTTACAGAAATTGCAGCCGAATTATCCTATGTGATAAACAAAAATGTTGTAAGAGATAAAAATAACGAAATACAGATTTATTATCTCCCGACAAGTCTTGTTAATAGAGATAAATTTGTTGCTCTGAATAAAGAACTCTATATGTCTGGTAGTGGTAGTAAATCTACATGGATCACTTCTGTTGGTTGGGATTTGGACGCATATTTATCTCTTATGGATATGGAAAAATTAGAAAAATGGGACGATAAATACACACCCCATCCGACATCTTATAATTCTTCGGGTGATGATAATTCAAGTGAAGAAGATAAGGGTGGTAGACCTAGTGTAGAAAATGCAACAAATGATAGTACATTAGTCACTCAGGGGAATAACACCAATGATCAGCCTAAACCGAGTACAAGTTGATGGAAAGGTGGTGATTAATAATGAAACTTTTTGAAATTAACAATAAACAGGAAAAAAAGACAGGTTATAAGAGATTTAAACTTATTCTTGCTGAAATTTATGATAAATCCTGTATTGTTGATGAAACAGGCACAGAATACAACGACAATGGTATTACTTGGATAGATGAGTATGTTGAAAAAGTAAAAGACACTCTTATTGGTTCAAGTGTAACCGTTGAATTTGTAGATGATAGTAAAACGGATATTCTTGGTCATGGTGAGACAGGTCAGTATAAAGATGGTGTTCCATTGTTAAGCAATGCTACCACAATAGGTCACTTTGACAAAGCATATATTGATGAAATTGCTAATGAAAATAATGAAACAAAAAAGGTCTTTGTAGGCGAAGGCACATTAGATTATATGAGATATTCTGACTGTATTGACCTTTTATCTGAAAAGCTATCTAACAATGAAACAATTTATGGTAGTGTTGAAATAGTAAGAACCGAGCATAACCCAGCAATAGTTTATTTATACGGATATAAAGATTTCGGAAGAATACCTATTGAATTTGAATTTTCTGGATATGCTCTTCTTGGCTGTGGTATTCAGCCATCCGACCACACAGCTTCACTACTTGAATTGAATAATAAAAAAAATGATATTAAGGAGGAATCTATAACAATGGATGAAAAGACACTTGGTATGATTACAGATTCCATTAAGGCTACTATTTCTGAGTGCAATAGTAAGACCGAGGAATTTGAGTCAAAAATTGCTGAACTTAATTCTGCTCTTGAAATTAAGGCAACAGAAGTTAATTCTTTAACAGAAAAGGTATCTGAACTTGAAGCGTCTCTTGCAACAGCAAAGAGTGAAGTAGAAGCAATTTCTGCTGAAAAGAATACACTTACGGATGAACTTAATGCTGTTAAGGTAGAACAGAAGAAGTCTGAACTTAATACTGCTCTGGCTGATTTTACTGATGAACAGAAGGAATATGCAAAAACTGAAATCGAAGCGTTTAATGCTGACCCTATCAAGTCTGAAATTAATTCTATTACGGCTAAGATTTATGAGGGTATTGGTAAGGCAACTATCGCTTCTGAGGCTGAAAAGGCAAAAGTTCTTGCAGAACAGAACTCTAAGAAGATTGATATTTTTGCTGATGTAGATGATACTTCTATAAATAGCAATGATGATGGTTCTATTTATTAATTTAGAAAGGTGGATTTTGTAAATGATTAAGGTATATGAAATTTCTCAGATTGAGAAGACTGGTGTCGGTGATGGTACAGTTAAGGCTGCTGCTGGTGGTACAAAGAATTTCTTCCTCGGTACTGTTACTGATGGCGTAGTGGTTTCTGCTCCTACTACTGGTCTTGGTATTAAGCTTATTGCAAACTATGGCAGAGGCGATGATATTTATAAGGATTTTGTAACTCCCGCTGGCGAACTTGTTACAGCTTGGGATGTATCTGCTTGGAAGGGTAAATGCCTTCAGGTTTCTCCTGATAGTATTACATACGGTTCTTCCGAGACTTATGCTTCTATTACTGCTGGCACAACTCTTATGAATGCTGGTGCTGACGGCAATTTTCATATTATGACTTCTGACTCAGGTATTTCTGATGGTGGAGTATATTTTAAAGTTGTAAAGAAGATCGATTTTGACGGCAATGGTGTTCTGGTTGAAGTTATTGTGAAGTAAATTAACAAGAAAGGACGAAAAATAATTATGGCTATGACTTTTGAAATGAATAATGTAAGACGAGATTCTGATATTACTCTTACAAATGAAATTAAGCATTCTTCCCCTATCGTAGAGATTTTCTCTGCACTTACTGATGGTAAGGATACGTCTAAGTACGGTAAGAAGACAGATGCAGTTGTAAATAAAATTAAGGAACTGGGCGAGGGTATTGCTAATGGCGATGCGAAGTCTCTTGCTGAGCTTAATACTATCAGAAAGTATTCTGTTGAACCTTTCCTTACTGCCGAGATACAGAACCTGAGTATTTTTGGCGACTTTGAATCTCTGGGCTATGATGAGTCTATTGAGATAGATTCTTGGAAACTTATTGGCGATAAGTCTCGTGAACAGGCTCTTAATGCTGATGTAATTTTCCCTGCTATTAAGGCTGAGAAGTACACCATTGGTACAAAGACCATTTCTGGCGGTTGGGCTACTGATTATCGTAGACTTATGCTTGGTGATATGTCTAAGGAGAATGAAGGTAAGAATCAGGTTAGAATTGACATTATCAATAAGATGAAGAAGGAAATTGTAACTAACGCTTATAATGCTGTTAAGAATGCAACTCCTGTAAAGTATTTCTTTGAGGGTGCGGGTCTTACTAAGATTGGTGTTGACGATGTTCTCAAGAAGGTAAGAAGACTTGGCACTGGCGCAACTGTTATTGGTGATTATGCACTTCTTCAGCAGTTTACTCCTTGGGCTGGTTTTAATTCTGAGGTTGCCTACAATGGTAGCAGATACGGCTATATTCAGGGTATTTCTGCTGATGACCTTAGAGACATTCGCACAAAGGGTATTCTTGGTGTTTATAATGGTGCAATTCTTGCAGAGATGACTAATCCTTATGATTATTCTAACCTCAATGCTGCTGGCGACAACTTTAGCACCATGCTTGATGCAGGTCTTGCTATTGTTGTTCCTACTGGTGGGCAGTTTGGCTCTCCCATTAAGTCTTGGACAAGAGGTGGTTTGACTACATTTAGCGGTAATGATGTTACCACTGGTCATGTTCTGTCTAGATTTGATGTAGAGTTTGCTACTACGGTAGTTCGTGGCAGAGAATTCCAGCTCGGTATGCTTTCTGACACAAATCTTTAATTTTAATTAAGTGGTAATGATTATGGGTTACTAAATCAGTAACCCATAATTAAAGCACATGAAAGGATATATTGACAATATGGCTAAAAGAGAGAACACAACAAAGATTATTGAAAATACAATTCCTGAAGATAATACAGTTATTGAAACTACAAACGATGCTATTACAGATGAAAATGTATCTGATGTTCAAGAAGAAATCAAACCATTAAACATGGAAGAAAAGATAACACTTAAAAATCTTGCTAACTGGATGGTTGGGTTTAATAAACTTGAAACCAATGGAGAGGTAAATATCAAAGCAGGTGGTTCGATAAGATTATCTCGTGCAGAAGTAATTTCACAGTTTGAAAATGGAAATAAACTTCTTCGTGGTAATGGGAACGGCGACCATGCAACTATTTTTATAGATGATAAACTCACAAGGGATTATCTTGATATTACATCTGAACTTATTGATAAGAATAAGGTTGAAAAGATTTTTGCGATTAAAGGACTTGACGACTTTAAGAAGGAAGTTACTAGAACTTTTACTACACAAGCAGAAAAGGTTCTTCTGATTAAACTCATTAGAGAATGTGGTTTTAATGACTTTAATAAAATTAGAGAATGTGAAGCCGTTTGTGGTATGACTGTATAAAAGAAAGGATGTGGTGAAAATATCAATCACTACATATAAAGATGTGGTCGATGTGTTTGAAGCCACATTTCAAGAAAAATATCAACTTAATGACGAGCTTATTTTGCAGTGGTTTAAAATGGCTATTGAAGAATTTTCAAAGGAAATTGAGCCTCTACTATTTGATGATTCCACAAAGTCTTTTTTGTATTATGATGAAGATGGAAAATTAATCTCGTTGCCATATTTGTATATTCAAATTCTTGGATATACAATCAAACGTTATTATTGTGAACGCCAATATGACCGAATTATAAAACGGACTAATATTATTGGCAAGGATTTAACTCTTAATAATACAAGTGCTGATAAGGCACACGCAAAAGAAGAATTGGATTATGTTGATACAAAAATAGCAGAATTTTATGATAAATTACTACCAACAGCCTATAATTGAGGTGAGTTTATGAGTACAGAATGGTATTTAATTAATTCGCCACATTATACTGGGGGAACAGAAAAAAATGATTTCCGATTTAACGCTAATTTAGGTATAGATGATTTTTTGATAGATTCGCCCTTATCAAATAAAATTCTTCTTTGTAAAGGGAAGTTTGATAAAGAAACAAATTCGTTTGAAGAAGAATTTGAAACCGAGGGTATTATACAAGGCAATTCTCCTGAAACTCAAACGAAAGGTTGGCAACGCCAATTATTAACTCGTTTGAAAACAATTTCGGATTACAAATATGTTAAAGTATATGACGAAGATTATGATAGATGGAATATTTGGCTTATAATGACTATGCCTACTAATAACAAGGTGTATGAAAAAGTAGTTTTGTATTTATGTAATTATATTGCTAAATGGCAAGATGATGATGGTAATATAATTTATCAGCCATTTCACGTTGAAAATGCTTCGCAATATAATACCGGAGAAGAGGGAAATAAAATTCTTACATTGGGTTATAATCAGCTTTTGGTATATACATCTTTAGATAATGAGACAATTTATCTTGACCGTACCAAACGAATGTTTATTGATTATAACAACGTAAATCCGATACCGTATAGAATTACAAGAATTGATACTGTCAGTGAATCTTATGCTGAAAGCCGAGTATTATGTTTGATATTTAGCGAGGATGTTTATAATCCCGATACAGATAATATTGAAGAATGGCTTTGCGATTATAATAAACCTGTTTCGCCAAACAATATTGAAATTACTTATGTTGGCAATCCCAGTATCAGAGTAGGCGGGTCTTATAAAACATTTACTGCAAATATCCTAACGCCTGTTACATGGAATATTGTTGCTACACCTGATGTACAGAGTTGTATTACTTTAACTCCGGTGACTGGTGAAAATAAATGCAAGATAAAATGTTCTCAAAATGAGAATGTTATTGGTAAAAGTTTTGTTCTTAAATGTGATGATGGTACAGGAAATACAGGTGAGATAACGGTTAATATTGTAGGGGGTGTATGATGGGGAAAAATGATAATTTAATAGAGGATTATCGAAATCTTGTGACGAATACTTTGCTTGCCAACCCGACTATTGTAGAAGTTCTTAGTGATGGTGAATATAGTTTGGAAGAAGCAGATGAGTTAATGTGGACACATATTTTTCCTAATCAGTACATACCGGATACAATAACTGAAACAGGGTCGTTTATTTTGTATGATTTATCTGATGCTGTTATATCGAGAGTTAATAAAACCTATATAGAGGTAACTTTATATTTTTGGGTATTAACCCATTATAAAATGCCAAAGTATAAAGATAAATTACGAAATGATATTCTTGTAAGAGAATTGAAAAAAGATTTCGGTGAAAAAGATTGCTTTGGTATTGCCAAGGCTCATTATGTTTCTAACAGTATATTTAATTCGGGGACTAATAAATATACTGGCAGACTGGTTACGTTCCGTGTAACGGATTGGTCGGATAGAATAAGATATAAGGATTAAATAATGGCGAAATTTAATCTTCTTAATAAAAAACAGTATAAATTCAATGATTTAATAACTGTAAATATCCCAATGGTTGGCGATGTTTGGGGCGAAGACAGAGATATTATTATTGAAAGAGGGTATCTTCAAACAGCTTCATTATTTATTCAAACGCCTACTGATTTAATGTTAGAGTTAAAAGAAATTGGAATTTACTGGACAGATGTTACGGAATATGAAGTATTCACAATGTTTTTGTTATCATTGTTGTCTGAAATACAACAGGGCAAAGACAGGGGAAAAATTATTCAACGTTGGAAATTAGTATTTCCTACACTTGATTGTTCTGATATATGGGCAAAAAGTAATGATGATAATAAGAATGTAATATTTGTAAATGGTAAAGACCAAGTGATTTTTAATAAAGCTATTTATGAACAGTTATCAGATTTGTTATGCTGTATTTTACACGCTGAAAAAAATCGTGAATATAGAAAAGTCCCTGAAAAAGAAACACGAGATTATATTTTGGATAGGGCTAAGAAAAAACGTGAACGTGAGAAGGCTCGACTCCAAAATAAACAAGATAGTAAATCGTCATCTGCTTTAGATGGCGTTATTTTATTTCTTGTTAATAACTGTAATTTCAAATATAATTTTGAAACGGTTAAAAATATTACTTTATATGATTTATATGCTTCATACAAGCAAATAAATAAAAACGCTGAAATTGACAATATCATGTCCGGATATTATTTTGGTACAGTAGATTTGAAGAAAATAGGCGATAGTAAATTACAAAGAATTATTATATGAAAGGATTGAATAATTATGGCTAATGCTGCAATTGCAATGCTTGAGGGCTGGACGATTACATCCGTAGAGACAATCGAGAATTATTCTCGTACTGATGATACCTGCCTTAATATTCTTGATGAAATTAAGAATATTACTCTTTCTAACTCTGAGGATAGTGCTGATGTAACTGGTAAGAATGATACTGTACTGTTCACTATCAAGAAGAATAAGGCTGTTGAAGGCTCTGGCTCTTCTGGTTATATTTCTGGCTCTCTGCTTTCTCTCCAGACTGGTTCTGACCCTGTATCTGGTAAGATTAAGTTCAGAAAGAGAGAGGTTATTTCTTTTGAGGACAACGCTACTGAAGTAGTTACTGCTGAAACTGCTGTTGGTACTGCCGGTTCTGAACTTCTTAATGTACTTATCACTATTGATGGCACAACTACTAAGTATGAACAGGCTTCTTCCGAGGATGCATCTCATGTTGCATACACTCCCGGTACTAAGAAGATTACGCTTCCTACTGGCATTGCTAATGCTGGTACTATCGAGGTAGTTTATGAGTATGAGAAGGACGGTGCTTCCGTAGGCAACTCTGCTGATACATATGGTAAGACCACTCATACCTTTATTAATTGCCTTGGCAAGAACACCTGTGATGAGACTTACTTCATTCAGATTGAAATTTATCGTTGTGACTGGAATGCTAACTTTGATTTTGATATGGGTGGCGATGGTGTTGAGCATCCCTTCCAGTTCAAGAGCCTTGTTGACAAGTGTGGAGTGGGCAACTCCAAGTTCTGGGACTTCAAGGTTTACAAGACCGCTTGATAAAGGATTAAATAAATATGGAAATAATCAGGCATTGTTTGGTCTGTGGTAAAGAATTTAAGGCTTGCAATACCTGTCAGCAAAATACACCCGAAACTTTACAATGGCGTAGGGTAGTTTGCTGTCCAGCTCATTTTGCATATCATATTCCTATTATTATGTATCATAATGGCGAGTACAGTAAAGACAAGGCTAGAACAGAATTACAGAATGCAATAGATACACATGGTGACATTAAATATTGTGATAATGTTAAGGCTATTGTTGATGAAATATTGGCTGATGATATAAAATTTGAATCTGAAACTGATGTAGACAACATTAAAGTTTCAGAAACTAATATTGTCAATGATAATGTAAATGAGATTATTCAAGACAAGCCTAATTCAAAGACCAAAAAGAATAGAACAAAGTTTATAAAAGAATAAAATTATAGGGAGATGACCATTAAGGCAACCGTCAAATGTGGTTGTCTCCCTATTTTTTATAATCTGATAAAGGATAGTTAAATGAAGAAATCAAAATATAATGTTGATTTATCTGAAAAGGGAAAGAAAAAACGTACATATAAAGGTATAACTTTTGATAGTGAAACGGAAATGAAATTCCTTATTGAATGGATTGAGCCTAAAATTGATATAGGCGAAATCGTTTCATATGAAATGCAAGTTCCTTATATTTTGCAAGAGGGGTTTGTGAATTTTGAAGGTAAAAAGATATTATCTATAAAATATGTAGCTGATTATGTTATTTCTTTCGCAGATAATAGACGGATTGTTGTAGATGTCAAGGGATTACCCGACACAACTGCAAAATTGAAGAGAAAATTATTTGAATATAAGTTTAGAGATATCCCATTTTATTGGTATTGTCGCAGTATTAAATATGGCAATGGAAATGGTGATAATTGGATTATATACGATGAACTTGAAAAGAGACGTAAGTCAGATAAGAAACAAAATAAAGTTTGAAAGGAAAAAGAATATGAGAGATACTATTGAACTGATTGAGATGAGTAAGTTAGTAAATACCGTTGTTGGCAGTGTGTTTTTCACCAATGAAAATACAAATGAGATAGAATATAAGCCTGAATATACTCCTGTAGTTTCGGCTTTTTATAAGATGAAGTATTACTGCCCTGATGAACTTCCCAATGATGATATTCAGAATTTTTATATTGATTGGATTAATGGTTATTATACAGATTTTCTTAATAAAATTAATCCTCATCAGAATGTTATGATTGATAATGCTATTTCTGAAAAAATTGAATATATAAAGAAGCAGGTTGGTAATCCTCTTAATAATGCTCTTGCTAGCCTTATCAATATTGTTCAGGATGCCATTGACAGATTTTCTACATCTTTTGGCGAGTTTAATGCAGATGATATGAAGAAAGTTATGACACAAGCTACTGATTTTGCAAAGAATATGGATAAAAATTCTAAGAGTATTGTCAAGGCGGTGACAGAAAATGTTGTCGAAAAGACTGAAAATGATGATAATGGAACTAAGGTTAAGACTGTATCGACTAAGAAGAAGTCTAATAAGACAAATACATCGAATAAGAGCAAAGCTGTTGCAATATCTACAAATAATGTTGTTGGGGGAGATAATGCCGATGGAAAGCAGTAAGTTTACTATGGTACTCCCTATATCTTTATCTGGCAGGATGGTTAATAAAATCGTATCAGAAACAAATGCACTCAAAAGTATGGTTTATCTTGATTTAGGTAATCGTACAGTAGATATGAAATCTATTCTTGGAATATTAAGTGCAGATTGTAAAGCAGGAATGGAAATCACGGTAATTTGCCTTGCTCACGATAAGAGTGTTGCAGAACATGATAGTAAAGTAATGGAGAGATTATTAAAGTCTGGTGATTTTTAATGGCTAAAGTTTGCAAAAGCCTTAAAGAACTTGAAAAAGCATTACAAGAAAAGGTTGACATTGCTTTATTGACCGATGTTGCTCAAACAGTAACAGAAGTAATGCAAAACCATATTGCACAAGATGTTTATGATGTATATAACCCTAGTAGGTATGCTAGAAGAATGAATGAAAACGGATTATTAGATAATAGAAATATTAATAGTTCTATTGATGGGAATACACTTATTGTGGAAAACAACACTTTAGGCTCTCCGTATTATTATGACCCAAGTGATAAAAAAACAAAAAAATCTGCAAATGCTGGTGAAGAAATTGTGGGGGTAATTGAAAGTGGCAGAGGATATGATATTTCTAATTGGGAATATGATGGTGTCCCTCGCCCTTTTATTGAGAATACAAGAGACGAGTTAAAAGATTATGAATGGCATAAAAAGGCGTTAAAACAAGGGTTACAAAAACAAGGATTAGAGGTGAAGTGAAATGGCAGAAGATTTACAAATTAGGATACCCGTCACTTTAGGAATGGAGAATATTCCTGAAGAAGTTAAGAAAATTCAGCAACAATTAAGCAATAACAAAAATACAAATATAAAAATAAATGCAATATTATCTGATGATTCAATTAATAATATTAAGAATCAATTACAGTCATTATTTAATAATAAGCAAGCAATAAATCTTAATGTCAATTCAAATGTCCAGTCACAGTTAAGTCAAGTTAATCAGACTGTTACTACCCAGATTAATGCAATTAATAAAAAAGCAGTAGTTGCTCCAAAGGTGGATATTTCTCAGATTGATTTGGAAAATCTTAAAGCAATGTCAAATGCTTTTATGAAGGCGTTTGACATAAAGTCATTAACGTCTGAAACTAAAACTGAGCTTCAATCTTTGATGAGAGAATTCCAAGTTGCAACTCAAAAACAAGATTTTTCTGCGATAGCTAAGGCTCAACAAGCGTTACAACAATTTGCTCAAGATTATGGGAAACAATTTAAAAATCAAGAAACGATAACAGCGTTTAATAATTTTAAAGCATTATATCATGATATTGCTAATGCAATTGGTGAATGCGATGTAGCTACTAGGCAATATTTAGGAACAAATAAACAATTCAAGCAAATATTTGGGGATACTTGGAATAATTTAAGAAATAAAGATGTTGTTGGTGTCCCTGATGATAGTGCATTATGGAAATTAGGTAGTACTCTTGATGATATACTTATAAATTATAGGCAACAGATTTTAAATTTTCTGTCCGAAATTAATAAATCTTTTACTACCATTTCTCAACTTGACCAACTTGATATTAACAAATTATTTTCTAGCATAGCTAATATTTCTGGTTCATCTGGCTTAGTAAATACGGCGCAGCAAATTCAGAATATTATTTCGGGATTTACAAATTTAGATGGTAAACTCCAAATAACGCAAGACTTATTTAACCAATTTACTGCCAACGGAGCTAATACAAGTTCTTTGGATAGTACGCTTGAAAAAATTGGTTCAAGTTATACAGTCGTTGATAACAACGCCCAAAATGCTATCGGTACAATGGCACAATTTAGTAGTGTCTATAATGAGGTTGCCAATGTTCAAAAGGCATATGCTGAAAATATAAAGCAATCTATTGATGTTGAAAATCAGAATACAACTGTCACTAAAAATTCTACTGAATTAGCTCAAAAGAAGTTAAGAGCCATTGAAGAAGTCACCAAGGCACAAGAAAAACAAAATAAGGTTTTAAAATCTTCAAGTAATTTTAGAGATTATATTGATTCATCTTTGATGACATTCAGCGGGAGTGAAAATGGTATTAATGAAGCAATTCAAGCTTTTAAGAAGTTTGGAGAAGTATCATCTTCATCAATAAAATACCCGACTATGAATGCAAGAGGTGGGTCTTCTGATCTTATAAAGTATTTTACTATTGAGGTTAAGTCTGCAACTGGTGAATTACAGAAGTTTGCATATACTTGGAAAAATATTGGCGATGAAGATAATCCTAATTTTGTATATATGCTTTCCAATGTTAGGGAAGCCGATGCGGGTATCCAAAAATTAATTGCTTCTCAGCAAAAATATAATGATAAAATTAAGGCTCTGCAAACATCGTTCACATCTGATTTACAAAAAATACGTTCTTCTTGGGAGGATGTAAATGGTGGCAAATCTGTAAAGTCTGATGAAAATATTAATAATCTTAATCAGCAGTATATAAAAGTAGAGCAATCAATAGAGGCGTTAAAAAATGCTGATGAAGTCACAATGGCTTCAATGAAAGCAAATGTAGTAACTCAAATTGATAAACTTAATCAGATGGTTACTCAGTACCATAATGCTGAAAAGGTTGCTACTCAACTCCGAGCAAAAGGTTTTGAAACTGTTAAGATTGATACGGGAAATAATATTGATAAATTTATAAATAGTATCAATAATTCTAAAGTCCCGGTTCAAGCAATGAAAACAGAGATTGATAATCTTACTTCTTCTTTTTCTAATCTTAATAATATTGAAGACCAAGCAGGGAAATCTTCGGCATTAACTAGTATTCTTAATATATTAGACAATGCTAAGACGAAATTCCAAGCATTGCAAGAGTTATTCAAGGGTTCTGGAAATGCTAATTGGCTTTCGATAAATTCTGAACAAATAAACAAGATTGATGATATGGCAACTAAAACTGCTATATATAAGAATTATCTTAGTAATATTGCAAATGAATGGAAAGGGCAACAATTATTAGTTGGTAATGTTGCTAAAGAAATGGCATCTTTGCAACGTGGTATTACAAGTATTAAAAATCCTGCTATCTTAGATAAATATGTGGTGAGGATTCAAGAACTTGTGACGAATTATCAAAGGCTAAAGATAAATCTTGATAGCCAAGTTGAAAGCCAGAATAAGATTTATCAGATACAAACTCAGATTTCTAAACTTAGTTCTACTGATGTAAGCAATAAGGCTTATTTAGAGCAAAAGTTACATGATGAAGAAAAAACTTTGCAAAATCTTCAAATGCAAAGTGGAACTTTGAAAAATATTGTTTCTCTTAAAGAACAAGAAGCCTATGTTACACAACAGGTGAAAAAAGCAAGAGAAGATGCTACTATTGCTCAAAATCATCAAGCCGATACTCAAATGGCTAAAAACATTAAGCAAGTTAGTGATTATGCTACAGCCATTGAAAAATCAATTGTCAATCTGAATAGATTGAAAAACAGTAAGATTTTTGCTGATAATTCTAATAAATCTAGTGTTCAGGCTCAGATTGCACAGATAGACCAGTTTGTTACTAAACTTACTCAAATGCGAGAAACTGTTGGTACAATGGCTACTGTTGGTAATACAACTGGCAAGGTTGGCACTACTGCTTTTGCTACCTTGGTCAATGATATGACTAATCTTAATAGTCAGATTAAAACGGCTGAAACTTCTGCCAAGGATTTACAAACTCAATTAAAACAGACTAATGGTGTTGATGTTCAGAAAGGTAAGATAAAAGTTCTTGTTGCTCAACTTGAAGCTTTTGCTGTGGCTAATGGTAAAGCAATGAAATCTAATAAGACTCTTACATCTGGCATGACTGTTTCACAAGAATGGAATGCTATGATGAGTAAGTTAAAATCTGGGGCTGATAATGGTGATATTCAGAAGATTACTTCTCAATTTAAGGCTATGAGGTCTGAGGTCAAGGCTTTAGGACTTGAAGGTGGAACAGTATTTCAGAAACTTTGGGCAGATGCCCAGAAGTTTGCTAGATGGATGGGTTTGACAATGGTAACAGCTTCTATTGCAAGAGAAATCAGAGGTATGTTTAAAACTGTTGCTGAACTTGATACTGAGTTGATTGATTTAAGAAAGACTTTCAAGGGTACTAGTAAAGATTTAGAGGATTTTTATTATTCTGCTAATGATGTTGCTAAACAGCTGGGTGTTACTACTAAGGAAGTAATATCGCAGGCGTCTAGTTGGTCTAGATTAGGTTTCTCGACAAAAGAAGCTGCAACAGAAATGTCTAAACTTTCATCAATGTTTGCAAGCATTTCTCCGGGCATGGACGTTGATACGGCAACAACTGGACTTGTAAGTGTTATGAAGGCATTTAAAATTGATGTTGATGACGTTAAAGAAGGAATAATGTCACCAATTAATGAGATAGGTAACCGTTTTGCAACGGACAATAATGATATCATATCTGGCTTGTCTCGTTCTTCGGCAGCAATGGCAGCAATGAATTCAACTCTATCTGAAACTATTGCGTTGTTTACAGCTGGTCAGGAAGTTTTACAAGATAGTGAAAAAATGGGTAACGCTTTAAAGAGCGTTGCCATGAGGGTAAGAGGGTATGACGAAAGCACCGAAGAATTATCTGATGATCTTGTAGACATTACAGGTAAAGTAATTGATTTGACTAAGGTTGCAAGCAATGATTATAAAGGTGTATCGTTATTTACAGATGAAACACAGGAACATTATAAATCAATTTATGACTACCTTGTTCAGATTGCTGACGTATATGATGAGTTAAGCGAAAAAAATCAGCAAGAACTTCTTGAAAAACTTTTTGGCAAATATCAAGCTCAGGCTGGTGCAGCAATACTTAGCAACATTCAAGCAGCGAAAGATGTTATGAATGTTATCGAAAATGAATCTGCTGGTTCTGCTGACCGTGAGATGGGAGTAATCAAAGATTCCGTTGATTACGCTAAAAATGAATTGACAGAAACCCTTACTGGTATAGCACAGTCTTCTATCACTCGTGATTTTGAGAAAACTATTCTTCAAAGTTTAACTAGAGTTTTAGATGTTTTGGGCGACGCTTCATCACCGTTGAATAGTGTTTTAACAACGATATCAAAAATATTTGAAACGACTTCTAAACTTGTCGAGAATTTAGGACTAATTCCGTCTATTATTGCAGGAATATCTCTTAGCAAAAGTTTTAAAAACGGTGGGTTGTTTAGAACTGTAAATGTTGATACTGATAAATTTTCTCAAAAAATAGGGATATTACATCGTAGTTTTGCTGATATTAAAACTGATTTTTCAACATTAAGTAAAGCTAATGGGTTTAAACAGAATGTTGCTCATATATTTAATTTTGCTTCTAAGAGCGATATTGATAATTTTAACAATTACTGTAAAGCTATTGAACAGGGAACTACTAGGACACAGGCATTTAATCAATATATTAAAAATACTCCGACTGTAATACGTAAACAAGCAATTGAATTTACAAAAACAAAAGCAGAACTTGATGCACTAACAAAAAGTTATGCAAGTGGCAAAATTACACAGCAAGAATACAACTCTCAATCGGGAATACTTAAAGACAAACTTGCCTCTTTAACCAGTCAAACCCAGACATTAACTTTTGCTCAAAAAGCAGCTACTGTGGCTACAAATGCATTAGCTACCGCTGGAAAAATGATTTTGAACATTGGCTTTTCAATGGCAATTAGTTTTGCTATATCAGGTATAATTAGACTGATCAATTACCAAAAAGAGCTTAATGAGAAAATAAAAGAAACCGCTGAACAGGCGAAAGAAACATCCAATGAAATTGTAGATTTATATTCTCAGTATCGTGAATTATCTAGGGCTATTGAAGCTATTGAAACTGATAGTAGTAAAAAATCTGATTTAACCAAAGTCACGGATGACCTCCTTGAAAAGTTAGGATATGAGAAGTCTGCTGTCCAAGAACTTGTTGAAGAGTATGGCAACCTCGATGATGCTATAAGGAATATCACCTTACAAGGATTAAAAGAAGTACAAAGTAGTTTAATTACAGGTTTAGGTGTTGCTGAAAAAGATTTAATTAATGTGGGTTCATGGGACTACTGGCATAGCAACAACAGTTTTGATGACCAAGGAGAATTAGCTAGAAAGGCATTTGAAAAATTAAAAAATGCTGGAATTGAAGGAATTTCGCTTGGTAAAGACGGCGGTGTATTTACACTTCTTGGTGATGAAACGGTTGACGGTATTTTAGAAAACTATGAAACGTTAAAGAGTGCTATTAATGTACTAAATGAATCTTTTACTACTGAGGATTTAAAGGAACTTGATTTATATAAGTCTTTAGATACTAGGTATGATGAGATAAAAAATAAAGTAGACACCTACAACAGCGCAATTTCAGACCTTAACGACAACATAGCTCAACAGCAGATACTTACATCGTTAATGGGCAAGGAATTACCGTCCACGCAAGAGAAATTTGATAAATTCAAGGATTCATTGCTTGAAAGTGCTGAGTCCAGCGAGGAATGGAGTAACAAGTTTGTTGGTGGTACTGATTCGGCAAAGGAAGCTATTATTTCTGCTCTTAAAAATATGCCTGAATTTACAGCTTTCTTCAAGAACGAGATACCAGATGCAACCAATAATGCTGTAACTGCCGTAACCTCTCTCAATGATGCATTAACCAAACTTCAAGAACTTCTTAAAGATATAATTAGTGGTTCTAGTACATACCAGTCTGCGATGCAAAAAGTATCTGCTGGTACAGGGTTGACTGCTAAAGAAGTTAATGAACTTCTTGAATTAGACCCGTCTTTATTTGATAAGTTTATTAAGCAAAAAGATGGGACTTGGACTATTGATTTAGAAGCTCTCAGGTTAAGCTATGATACTATCATTGTTGATGGTGGTAAAGATGCTATTGCTGAAGAGAAAAAATCATATCAGGAACAATTTGATGCTGTTTCTAAAGAGATTGAAAATCTTTATGTTCAACGTGCTGAAAAACTTAAACATATCAATGGTAAGGCAGATTTAGATGAATTAAACGCCCTTGACAAGCAAATTGAAGAACGAAAGAAAGCACTCCAAGGAGCGCAAGATGATTTAAATGTTGCTTCTTTCCAAGAATCTTTACTCGATTATTCTGATGCTGATAGAATAAGAGATTCTTTTGATGAAGTCACAAAACAAGTTGATAGCTATAATGATAGTATTTCAACGTTAAAGAAAGCACAAGAAACTCTTAACGAAGGCAATTCTCTTTCTTATGATGATATGACTAAATTAATAATGTTATATCCTCAATTAAAAAATAGTGTTATTGAAACTGCTGATGGTTATACTTTTGAACAATCTGCTCTTGAAGATGTAAGTAAGCAAGCATATCAGACCAGAGATGATTATATTGATAGTCAGATTGATATGACAAAATCTGCAATTGAACAAGCTAAACTTCGCATGGAAGAATATGCCCATGAAATTGCACTGATATCTTCGGCTTATGCTTATAAACACGCTGTCGAAACGGGTTTGTTTAAAGATTATGCATCTGTAAAAGATAGTATAACCGCTATGGAAGAACTTATAAATATTCTTAATGGTTATAAGAATAATGTAAAAGAACCCAATAGTAGTTCTTCTAAATCAGCAGATAAATCAATTTCCGATGCTCTTCAAAATCAGATAGATTATTATACAACTCTTTTAGATGCTATTGAGGCGGTAACTGATAAACAGATAGACGCTCTTGAAAAAGAAAAAAATGCTATTGATAGTAAAATAGACGCTCTCAATGATGAAAAAGACGCTCTCAAAGGAAAAAATGACGAGCAACAGAGAGAACTTGACCTGATTGAAGCCCAGAATAATCTTGAAAAAGCAAAGAAACAGAAAGTTTTTGTTTATAAAGAGGGCGAGGGACTTGTACAGATCCAGGATGAAAAAGCTGTTAAGGACGCTCAAAAGGAACTTGATGATGTTAAAAGAGAAATAAAAGAAACTGATATTGATAAACAAATCGAGGTTTATGAAAAGCAACAAGAAGCTATTGATAAACAAATTGATAGTGCTAATGCTTATAAAGATACTTTCTCTGACATGGAAAGCAATGCCAAAGACCAGTTAGCTATTGAACAGGCTAAAAAGGCACTGGGTGTTGATGAGAATGGGCTTCTTCATATTGATGAAAATACAGCAAAAAATATTCGTAATGGTTTGGCAGAAGACATTTATAATAAAGATGTTAATGACAACAAGGACAATGATAAATATGTAACTGTAAGTCTTGCTGATTATTTAAGTGGTTTGGGCGCTACTGTTACACCACAACAGTTCCAAGCTATTGCTAATACTGCCACTGGGAATACTCCGATAACTGCTCCTGTTACAAATAGTACAGTTAATAACGCACAAAGTATTGTTAATAATAAGTCTATAACATTGAATAACACGTTTAATGTTTATGATTCAAAGGATAGCAATACTGTTATTGAGCAGATTAAGAGTTATATGAATAAGACACTTCGGACAGCAATCAATAGTATTAAATAATTGCTTTATAATTTATATCAGCTCATCTGAAATATGGTGGGCTGATTTTATATAAACAGAAACAAAAAATGAAAGGAGGAATAAATAATGTTATGTTCACCCACAAATGCTTATCCTAATAATAATTGTATAGACGGTTCTAATTTTAGTATGAAAATTACTTTTAATGGTGACTTTTGTATGGGAGCTGATTTTTATGTGTATGATTATCAGACTGGTGATAGAGTAGGAAATATTTATTATGAACGTGGTAAAAGCACTGATGGGTTTAGAAATGGCGAAGAAATAGATATTGTAAATACAAGTGATATTCCTCAAAATACCGAATATCTTTGGAGAGCAAAATTTTATGAGCCTGTTGATATAGATAATGGTTATTATCCAGATGTATACTCATCTAAAGGTAAAATACAAAAAAATCCGTTAACAAAAGTTACAGTACAATCAACTGATGAAGATATAACAAATAATATTTATATTCCTATCGAAAAAGGATTAGATATTAATTTACCTTGCTATTGTTATTGGAGTGGGAATGGTAGGAAAACTGTTGTAGGTTATAACAAGAGTAAGGGAATACTTAAATTATCTGAGGCATTTGATGATAAAAATGCTATCCCTGTTAGTACAGAACTTTATCTTAGTACTGTTAAAGTTGTAAATATGGACACTGTATTATCAGAAACAGGGTTAATTCCTATTGAACAAGGACTTAATCTTGATACTGGCAAACATAGAAAAACCAGAGCAGATAGTGATACAATCCCTAATACATATATTAAAGTTAATGGTAGTTATTATGGTATTACAAAATACTATAATAAAACTGGATTTGTGGGCATAGAGGGAACTGTTCCAGAAATAGATGAAAATACGCCATATGAAATTTATCAATGCTTTGTTATTTCTCCTTATTATTATTTCAATACTAAGGCTATTCCTGTTATAACTCCTAAGATGACTTTTGTCAATGAGGTTATAAAGTGTGAAGCTAGCATAACAACACAAGGCAATTATCCAATTAAGTATTATTATTGGACTATATATGATAAAGATGATAATATAATAAATCAGAGTGAGAAAATATGGTCTAGCAGAATGGAATATCTTTTTAGAGAGGTATTACCAGATGCTACTTTCAAAGGGAAAATTACAATAGTGACACAAGATGATGTTGAGGTCACAAGTCCTGTTGTTAATTGCACTATTCCTAAAGGTGCAGTCGGGATTACTGATTTGAAAGCAACTGTAGATACAGTAAAAAATACTGTAAAATTAACTTGGAAAAATGCTACTGGAGTTGCTCCAACAAGTTATATTATTCAAAGAATAAATTCTGATGGTACTCAACAATATCTTGAAACTGTTCAGCAAACTTCTGCTTCAAGTTATATTGATTATACTTGTGGTGGTGATATGATTTATCAATATATTGTTATCCCGGTTGCGACAACCACAGTATATCAACAGGCTAAAGTGCCTATAGCAACTAGTTTTGACGATTATGAGATTTATTTCTTGACCGAAGTTCCTTATGAAAGACCGTCTAAATCTATTACAGATGTAAGAATTTATTATAATTATATGTATGGTGATAAGCAATTTAAAGTGACATCTTCTTGGAAGGTACAATTAAATCCTGATATTGGTAATGTTGACCATAATATAAAAAGAGATAAAAGTGACACCGAAAGAGGGAAGCCTGTTATTACTTATGGAAATATGGATTACGACTCATTCTCTTTGAGCTTTTTGCTAGGGCATATTTCTTGTCCTGATTATGGATTAACAGATGGCGATTATAAGACATTTCAGAAATGGAAATCTGATGTTAATAGCAAACAGCCTGTGTTAATAAAGGATATCGTGGGCAATGTATGGTTTGGAGCTATTACATCTCATACATATACGCCTGATGATAGTGGAAATTATAAGACATATTCTATTAAAATAGATTTTGTACAAACAAGGGATATGTATGCTGATAATCAAACCAGAACAAGAATAATGACAGATTGAGGTGATAGGTATGGAACATTATGATATCTATGACCAAAATTATGTTAGACTTGCACAGAATGAAGGAAAAATTGTTCTTGCTAAAATTGAAGTGTTAGACCATTTAGAATATACTATCTACGAGATTACTGATGATATCATTATTGATAGTGAGAATTATTCTAAAACTTATGGGCAAGGTATTCAGGGAAAATTTAGCTTTCAGATTTATAATCACGACCACAAATATGATACCAACGAAAATAGTCCATTCTGGTTTGATAAAAAAATCCGGTATTATAAAGGATTAAAGGACAGATACACAGGCGACATATATTGGTTTAGCAAGGGTATATTTACTACAACCGGAATATCACAAGAAAATGATATTATTAGTATTGATTGTGTAGATAAATTTGGATTGCTCACATCTGAAACGGGTGGCGCTTGTCTCGAAAACGCCACAAAGATTGAATTAGGCGATAAAGTAGGTCAAATGTTTGTAGATATGCTTTCACAAGAAAAAGGTAACGGTAGACCTACCGACCCGATAAATCCTTTGATAGATTTTGATACAAGAGATATTGAACTTGGCGAAGATATTGAACTAAGCACAGGTTCATATTTTGGAGATATATTTACAGAGTTGGCTAACAGTCTTAAATGCAGAATGTATTATGATAATGTAGGACATTTGGTTCTCACAAGAGGCTCTAGTGACTTTGAGTTTAAAAACAAAGCCCCTATGTGGGTGTTTGATGATAAGGCAACTGCTGAATATATTTCTTCTAGTTTGACTTATAACTTTTCCGATGTAAAGAATAGAGTGACTGTCTGGGGAGAAAATTTTGATGGTGCTAGTTTCGTTGGCGTTGCCGAAAATGATAATCCTAAATCCCCAGTAAGAATTAGTCTTGTTGGATATCGTGTGGCTAAAACAATGGAAGATATGTTTGGCTATGAGCAGGCTAACGTAGATGCTTATGCTGAAATGTATCTTAAAATGAAAAGCATTATTGGCATGAGCGTTAAATTGGATTGTACAATGCTCCCTCATTTAGATGTGGAGGATGTTATATTAGTCAGAAATGAAGAATTAGGATTGGATAATGTGAGATTTTTAATAAGCGAAATTTCAATAAATGGAAATGAAATGTCGATTTCATTATGCAATGTTGATAATCTTCCGGAGTTCAGTGAATTTGAATGACTTGCAATGTGTGTAATAATAAGGTGGTGAGAGAGTGACTAATAAAAAAGATGAAAATTCTGAATTGCTTACAAAATTAATTTCTACTGTTCAAAAGAAAAATGACAAAGAAAAAGTAAATGATAGTGTTAAAAGCAAACAGGCTAGAGTAATTGGTGTTGATGATGAAACGCATAAAGTGTTTGTTTATTTTCTTGATGATATAGAAGAAAAAGAGTATAAATTTTTGAATAAAACAGGGGAAGTCATTGGTGTTGGTGATACTGTTAAAGTATTTTATACTAGCAATTCTGCAAAGGGTTGGATAGGCGAACGCTGTGGTGAGCCAAGATATGATGGCGGTTATTCTCTTGAACCAATTACGTCAATTACTATAAATTCCAATATAGATTATTCTGTGCATACAAACGCTGGCATTGAAAGATATGTTGGGATTTTTGAGGGCGAATAAATATGATACCTGATTTGAAATTTTATAAAGATGAAAAAGGTCGTATTATAGAAGCAACAAGAGGAGATAAATATGCAACCATTGAGTGGGCAAACGAAGATGTAGATATAGATTTTTGCAATTTTGTCATCACAATAGCCATAACAGCGAGAGGAGTGAAAGATGTCTGATGTAGACGAGAAAAAAATAGAATTTGTCAGTGACACAGATGTTAGCATACCTGTACGCTGGAAAACAGCCGCAACAGACTTGAGATGGAATAATGCTATTGCTATGGCTGTAACCATTGCAAGAAAAATTGACACTTCTAATTTATGGGACGGATATTTGCATTTCAGAGAAAAAACTGGGGATTTTAAAATTAATCCCTTTGTGTTAAAAACCATGGATATCGAAGATGGGTTTATATGTGATATTCAAACCCCCATAGATATTTCTTTTACAGAGAATGTGGCTTATCACTATATTAATTCTTTTGTTTTAACAACCTCAAGGATAACAGATAACATGCCTTGTGTTACTGGGAGTGTGTATAGCACTGATAGCACCACTATATATATTGAAATGACAAACCCAATCACAAGTATTTCTGCAAACGAAAATATAAAAGCTTTTGAAATAACTGCTACATTTGGTGGAGTTAGATATACGTTTAACCCTGTAAAAGTAGAAATATCAGATGTGTCTAGGATTAAACTTACTGTTACTGATATGGGTCAAGTATCTGGTGAGGTAAATATTTTGTATAAGAGCGAATTAGGAAATATTAAAGAAAGTGCTTATGATGCTTATATTGAGAGCTTTAATAGGGCTTTTACTTATACTATGAATTATTTGGAGGGAGAATGATATGAAAATCAAAGGGCATACAAAAATAGAATTATTTAACGCGGAAACCGGAGAGTTAGAACAAGTAGTAGAAGAAAATAATATGGTTACAAGTGCCGTACAGAAGCTTTTAAATCTTCCGGTTGAATTTGTGTCGTGTAATACAAGTATAAAAACGATTCTCGACAACACTTTACCTATATCTACTAACGCCATGGGTGGAGTGCTTCTTTTTAGTAATAAAAAAGAAGAAAACTCAAATTTGATATATGCAAATGGTGAGGGTGCAGTTGGACATGCTGGAAGAGTATATTCTGGAACTAACCCATGTACTGGGACGTTGAATGAGACAGAGTGTAGAACTCTTAGCAACGGATATCGGTTGGTGTGGGATTTTGCTACAGACCGTGCAAACGGGACAATTGCTTGCGTTTGTTTAACAAGTCGCACAGGTGGATATATAGGACTTAATGAATATTGGGATCCGACAGCAGACAATTATAATCCTAAGATAACTAATTTTTATAATTTTGATAACAACCTGTCAAGACCTTTATACAATCTCCCAAAAGATATCCCAACAAGCGAATTTGGTGGAATTAGAGGAATAGTAGCTAAAGACACCATTGTTTCTTTGTCAAATCCGTCTACAACAACATTTAGACTTTCTTATTATAAAATACTTAACACAGAAAAGATAGAATTAAATTGGGGTGATTGTGGTAGCTCTGCAAGTTCGCCATATAAGACACAGGACATATCTATTACAAACCCAGGAGATTATACTAGTTATACAGATTCAGATGGTTTTATACGTTGCATTGGATATGGTCATCAAGAACAAGAAGATAAGATACACTACGACATTTGGTTTAATTGTAATAGAATTAATGCTTTAACAGGAACTGTTGACCTTGATAAAAAAATACTTATTAATGTTCAAAGTTTTCCTGATGATTTTTATATCAAAAGGTTCGCCAATGCGGGCATCGGGAGCAGTAATTTTTATCACAAATATGACGGTTATAAACCATTTTGTTTGATGAATAATTTTATTATAGCATGGTTTCAACTTGGTACGAGTTCCTATTGCTTAGCTACTGTGGATTTTAACGGAAATTTCATAAAAAAATTTGATTTGACCAGTGATTATAACGATAGGAAGTGGGAAAGGCTTTATGATTTGAAACGTAAAGCACATTTCTTACAGAACAACCAATGTATAACCGAAGATGGGGATATTATTAGGCTAGGATATTGGCAAGATAACATTTCGAATATGGATAATATGCAAATTTATACATATACAGATATATACCCATATTTTATATCTCGTTATAACTATTATAATGCGCCAAAACTGTATCTTAATAAAGACTTCACTTATTTGGCTACTATTAATAATCTAGCCACTCCAGTAACAAAAACTAGTGCCCAGACGATGAAGATAACTTACGATTTAATTGAATCATAGGATAGTTAAAAGGGTGAAATATATGACAATTACTCCTGATAAAATAATCACAATAGCAGGAATACAAATTAAACAAAAAATTATTCCAGATGGTCTCAGATGGAAAGACCCTACTAAAGCTAGAAACGCAAAATTTTCTCCTAATGCATTGTATAAAGCAAATGTAAAAATGCCTAAAGTGAATACAATTACAATTCATAATACTGCTGACTTAGATAATATTCAAGATGATGCTGAAAGATATACTCTTGCTACATATAATGAAAATATGGGTTCAGTTAGACCACACTTGTATGTAGACGAAAGTTCTGTATGGCAGTTACTCAGATTTGATGAAGTGGGATGGTGTAATGCAAGAGGTACTTATAATGTAGGGGCAATAGATGATATTGCTATTGAGTGTATTATGAACGAAAATAAACAATCGGATGCTATAGCAGAAGACAAAACTGCTAGATTAGCGGCATATTTTCTCCACGAAAACGACTTAGATATCTCTGCATTAAGAACACATACTTATTGGATTAACAAAAATTTAGGACTTAGTGGTAGTGTAGACTATCTTAATACTCATATTGAAAAAGGAGTAACGAAAGTTTGTCCTCTTTATATTATGCCACATTGGAGTAAATTTAAAGCAACAGTAAAAAAATATTTATTAGCATATGAAAAACCAGTAGAAAATGTACCCTATAAAATCAGAAGAAGCAAAGATAATGTTGAAAGCCAAATAGGTGTTTATAATAATCTGGAAACAGCAAAAAATATCGCTGATTACAATAGAGGCTATAAAGTTTTTGACAATTTAGGAAATTTAGTATACAAACCTAGTGTTTATTATTCTAAATATATTACCACTAAAGATAGAACGCCTATTAAATATGTGCCAGAACGCAATGCTAAAACTATATCAAGATTGCCTAAAAATACAGAAATTACAGTTTACTTAGGCAGTAATGTTACGGCAGAAAACGGTACAATATGGGTTAAATTTACTAGTCCGGAATGTGAGAAATTTCCAAATAAGTTTGCTTATATTCCGTTTCAATATATAAAAAAGAAATAAATAATAAGTATAATAAAGAAAGGAAGTAAATTTATGACAGACATACTTAACACAGTATTGGCAAATTTACTTATGGTTGGCGTTTTTCTTATTCCTTTAGTACTTATGCGAATGGCAGATATTATTCTTGGTGTAGCTATTGCAAAGAAGAATAGTATCTCTTGGCATTGGAATAAATTTCTTTGGGGATTGTTTTACACAGCTTGTTTTATTGTTGGAATAGGTTTATTTACTACAAGTATCAGTATGATAGAACCTATAATCAGGCAATTTGGTATTGTAGCTGACGAAGCTACTTTAACGGCTCTTAATGGGATAAGTATAGTAGCTGTATGTCTTATAATCTTAGCAATTACTGTGACTTCTTACGGCAAGGATTGTTTTGAGAAAATCAAGACATTAGCAGGGAAGAGCGAAAAATCTGACACTACAAATTCTGTTATTGCTACCTCTGAAAAGTGAGGTACAATATGAATATAGAATTTAATGAAAATTATCTTACTGAAATAACGCAAATTGATGAAAGAAGCAAAAGCAATTCGCATAGGCTAGATGAAGTTGAGGAAGACATTAAAGACCTTAAAGAAAAGAACACCACGCTGATAGAGATGTCAGCAAGTATAAAAAATCTCTCTGAAGGCATTGTAGATATTAAAACCGATGTTAAAGATATCAAACTAGACCAGAGTACTTTAAAAAATGAGGTTTCTGAATTGAAAAATTCACCGGATAAATCCAAAGCCAAAGCGTTTGATGCCATGTGGAAATTTGTTGTAACTGCTCTTGGTGGCGCATTTGTTGGTTGGTTAATTACGACTCTTATTCCTCAATTTGCAACATGAGTTTAGAATATTATTTGCAAAACTGTTGTACAAAATAGTACGGCAGTCTTAATTTTATAGAAAGGAATGATAATATGGCTGGTGTACTTTTGAAGTACGGAAATGATTATAATACGCCCGTTGCAGAGTTCGCTGTCACACAAGAGAGTGACCTGCAAGATTTGCCCACATCTACTACATCTGGAAAGGGTATATTTGAGGGCATGAATGCTGTGCCGATAGGGAGTGTATGTTCTTTCGGTGATACCACTGTTGGATATGTAAGAACATTTATGCTCTTTGATACATGGATGGAAATTTGATATGGAATATAAACTTATAAAAGAAAGGGTGAATTACAAATGGATATAGCAACCCTAGCAGCAGCCAAACGATATACAAACGAAACTGTAATTGGAATGGGGGCATTAAAAGGCGCTCCATGTACGGTTAAATCTGTTACTCCTGTTACTGGTGGTAATGAAGTAATTCTTTCTTGGACAGCAACAGACGGGAGCATAATAGAGAATAGCTTTGTTGTAAAAGATGGTGTTTCGGTTGTTGGAGTTTCTATTGATACTACGACAAATAGTCTTATTGTTGAGCTATCTGATGGCTCTACCAAAAATGCTGGAGTTTTGCCTAAGGGTGAAAAAGGCGACAAAGGTTTCTCTCCTACTATTACAGAAAATCCCGATAACACAAATAAGATATACAAACTTGACGTAACAAACGAAAACGGTACATTCACTACGCCAAATCTTAAAGGCACTGGTGGAGGACTTGACCCTGATAAGTATTACGACAAGGCACAGATTAATGCACTCATTGAACCTCTTGATGAAGCAAAGCATACTCATGATAACAAAGACACAGTTCTTGATAAGCTTACTACAAACGATACAGGCAATACTCTCCTGTTTAATGGCAATGCTATTAAAGGCTCTGCCGAAATAGATGATACTACAATTACAGCAGCTGATAAGGTTTGGTCTGCAAAGAAAACTAACGACACGTTTGAGGAAGTTAAACAGTCTATTACTAACACAAACGCCAAATTTGCTAATTATGATACTTCTACCGAAGTTGATAGTAAGATAGCAACCGCTCTTACTGGTTACGAAAAAACCGAAGACGTAGATAATAAGCTTGCCGAATATGACAAGTCAACTGTTGTCGATAAAAAGATTACCGATGCTTTGACTAACTATGATACTTCGGAAGACGTTGATAATAAGCTGAAAGATTATGCAAAAACAACGGAAGTTGATACAAAATTAAGCAGTTACTATAAGAAAACAGAGACTTATAGCAACACCGAAGTTGATACTAAAATAACAGACTTAACCACAGAGTTGAAAACATGGGTTAATGGTGATGAAAGTCTTGGTATTAAAACAGTTTTATATGCAAACAACATTTTAATGTTTTATAAAAAACCCAATGCAACAATAACAGATGTAGCTGATTTTACAATAAATCTTCCTGTGGAGCAGTTTTTAGACCAAGCTAACACTACATTTGTGAATAGTTTTATTTGGAGTGAAGAGATTTATCCAAACTCAATTAACCCTAATCTTGATGGGCAACCAGTTTTAGTTCTTGCTGTTAAGGGAGACACAGAGATATCTTATAGTTTTGTGTCTATGAATGAACTCGTCAAAATTTACAAGGCAAGCACAGTGGTAAGCACAGTTACCCTTACTATTAATGATGCTACTAATACAATTTCAGGCGAAGTTAATATCTCTGCTGACGAGGGTAACTTGCTTGAAGTTGGCACAGATGGTGGTCTTTATGCAAAGGCTACTGATATCACTAGTAAAGCTGATAAGCTGACTGATACTGACATTAAAGAGAACCAGATACTTCTTGATGATGGCACTGGAAATATCAAAGCAAGTGGCAAGGATATATCTGAATATATACCCGCTTGGAGTGGTACAAAGGCACAGTGGGATGCGCTCGACAAAACTACTCTTGCAGATGGGACGATTATCAACATAACTGATGACTTTGCAGAGAATCCTGAATACATTTCTGTTTGGAGCGGGACTAAGGCACAGTGGAATACACTTGATAAAACCACTCTTGCAGATGGAGCAGTTATTAATATAACCGATGACTTCGTAGAGAACCCTGTACAGGTCAAAGTTATGCCTGACACTGCTACCGAGGGTGATGTCGTTCAGTATATAGGAGAAAATTCATCGGACTATCAGCGCGGTTATTTCTATGAATATGCGGTTAATGAAACTGGAATTTTATCGTGGAAACACCTCCCTGTTGATGCGGTTTACAAGCCCTCAAATGAGGAAGTTCTTAATAAATTTTCTGAAAATGACGAGGGTAAGGTTCTGTATGACAATAAGCCTCTATCAAGTGACAACCTCTGGCACGGCACTCAGGCAGAATATGATGCTCTTGGTGAATATGATGAGAATAAGACTTATATTATTACTGATAGTAACGAAGAAGCTGATTTAAGCGAGGTTGTAATTGACGATACATCGACTACAGCAATCAATAAGACTTGGAGTGCGAATAAAATAAACAATGCAATCAAAGAAGTTTATAGTACGGATGAAGTTAAAACAAATAAAGTATGGATTGACGGAAAACCTATTTACAGAAAAGTTGCAACACAAACAATTACTACCCCTGAGGGTTTTGCCCCAATTGGTGACTTTGACACATCATTAGTAGATTCTGTAATTTCAATTTACGGTTCAATAAAACAGCCTTCGGGTAATATAACACCTATATCATTTTATAATAAGACTAACGATGGGGCTTATGTATATATGTCAAAAGAAAGCAAACGTTTTTTATTATATGCAAGAGAGATAGGTGTTGGTGATGTAATTTTAATAGTTGAATACACTAAAACCATTGATTAAGAAAGGAGCGTGAGTATATATGCCACGAGATAAGCCTTTGTATTGTTGTTTCTCTGTTCCGCAACAAAAATTTTTAACAAGTAAAAATATCCACTATGAGGTTGTGGCACTAAATCCAAATACAAAATGTACAATGTGGATTTATATGAGAAATGAAAAATTAGATAAAGCATTAAACGAATGGAGACTTGGTTCAAAGAGCTGAGTCTCTTTTTGTATATAAACGTGCTTGAAAGAATGTGAAGATTGATTAGTGAAAGGTTAGGGAATTATGTTATTGACAGAAGAAATTGACGTTGGATTAATTCCTAAAAATATACCATATTATGAAAATCTCGGTTATAACATTCCGAGGTCTATGGGTACAAAAAATAAAATTGTAGTAAGACGTGGTACAAGAATAAAAGTAAAAACAACTGACTTGCCGAAATATAGTAATTTTCAAGTTGAAGTTAGTTGTGATAATTGTGGGAAAGTCAATATGACATATTATTGCAATTATAATAGAAGTAGAGATTTATATAATGGTAAATACTATTGTCACCATTGTGTACGAAAACTATTTTATTCAGGAGAAAATCATCATAATTGGAATGAAGATATTACACCAGAAGAAAGATTATTACAAAGACGTTATCCAGAATATTTAATTTTTGTTAAAGCGTGTCTTGCTCGTGATAATTATACTTGTCAATGTTGCGGTCAAAAACACGGAGACTTAAAAGTTCATCATCTTGACGGATATAATTGGTGTAAAGAAAAACGCACAGATGTGACTAATGGAATAACCTTGTGTGAAACTTGCCATGGAAATTTCCATATGCAATATGGCTTAGGAAATAATACTAAAGAACAATTTGAAGAATGGTTAGGGAAATCTATTACAAACTTAGAAAAATATAATGGTGATTTACCTACTACAAGAAAAGTATACTGTTTTGAAGATGATTTAATCATAGATAATGTAAGAAAATACTGTAAAAAAGGGGAATCGCAAATCTATTCATGTTGTAATAGAAAGATTTGCAATAAAGGAACAGATGACGAATATAGAGTTTTGTCATATAAAGGGAAACATTATTTTTGGTTAGATGAATATGAAAGTATGTCGAAAGAAGAGGTGCAAGAAATAGTACAATCAATGATTGATTGTAGCCCTAAAGAAAAAGTAGTATGCGTAACTACGGGTAAAGTGTTCGATAGTATGACAGATGGAGCTACATACTATAACAGAGGGAAAAATGGTAAAAATGGAATAAGTGCGTGTTGTAGAAAAAAACAAAATTATTCTGGCAAACTTCCTGATGGTACTCCATTATTGTGGATGTATTTATCTGATTATAAAAAAATGTCAGAAGAAGATGTTGCAAAATGGCGTGAAGAAACAATGACTAATATAAAAGTAAATAAGAATAAAAATGCATTACATAGCTGTAAAAAAGTTATTTGCATTACAACAAATGAATTGTTTGATTCTGTAGTCAAAGCAAAGGAATATTATCACGCCACAAAAGTTGGAGATTGTTGTAATGGCAAACGAAAAGCATCTGGGAAATTAAATAATGTACATCTTCAATGGATGTTTTATGAGGACTTTTTACAATTATCACGAGAAGAGCAACAAATAATATTAAGTAAAAGCCAAAAATTATTAAATAAGAAAGGAGAAAATAATTATGAGTATTTATCAAGGAAATACGCCTGTGGCTTGTAATTATAACATCATTTCTGGAGCGTTAATTGATGATAGTGTCACTGATGCAACGAATAAGACTTGGAGTGCAAAGAAGATAAACGAAAGTATCCCTAATTCTGACGATTTCGTTCAGAATTTAAAAATGTGGTCTACTGGAGATATAGAAACACTTGCGTTGGAATCTGTTTCGGGTTTAGTGACTATATCTTCTGCCGTAACAGGTATGCCTATTGATAGTGCAGCTTGGATAGGTACTGTTAATGCGACATCCACTCACCGTCAAATTTCAGTACAGCCTTTTGGTAATTCCAGTTTGCTTTATAGTAAAATTTATAATGCTTCAACTCAGACTTGGAGTGCTTGGACTAAGATTGATGCAGGAAGTATTGAGGGTAAGAAGGTAAATGATTTACTTCAGAATTTAGGAACTTTAACTTCTGGTAGCTTGTTAGATTATATATTAACACTTCCTGCTTCGGGTTTTATCTACTGTAATGGTAATGTTACCGATACTCCTGTTGTTGGAACTTATTTTATTGTTGATGTCCGCAAAATGGGAACTACATATGGTGTTACGGCTATTAAGTTTAACTCAGGTGAAATATATACCAACAGATATAATTCCACTTCAAAGACTTGGTATGGTTGGAAACAGATGGCAACAATTAATGATAAATCTACTACATCTGAAACGGAAACTTATTCTGTAAAAAAGATAAACGATACGTTATCTATGTTCCCTTTTAAGTGGAAGCTAATAGGAACTTCTACTCCAGAAACAGGAGCTACATCAAATAATACCTTCAAACAAACAATGTCAAGCGGTAATCCTTTCTGTGTGTATCACAGTTCTGGAATATTCTGCTTTGGTAACGGTACTCCTACTAACAGAGGCAAACTTTATGGAATGACTTCTGGAGTAGTTGCTTCTGTTACATATACTACAGCTGGGTTGCTCACTGTTCAAGTTGATTCTGGTACAGCGTACATTTATGAAATGGAAGGAATAGTTTAAGAGGTGATTAAATGTCGGTAAATATTTTTCAGAAGTCAACAGGCGAATTAAAACAGATTGCTGGTAATGCGCCTGTTGGTGGTAGCGGTGGAAATACAACATCACAAGTTATATTTTCTAAAAAGGCTGAATTCCCTACACAGGGTCTTGCTGACAAAATATATATAGATACTGATACAAGTAAGTCCTATATTTATAAAGATAGCGGCTATGTATTAGTTGGTGACGGTATGGCTACTGTTGATTGGGATACCATTGGTTAAAGTTAATAATGGCTCGTCCATTATATATAAATTGTTTTTTATTTGAGAAAGGAAAATTATTATGGCTAATGTAAAGTTTTTAACAGGTACTTATGCGCAGTATAAGGGTCTTGCTACTAAGGATGCTAACACCCTTTATTTTATTGAGGGACAGCTTTTTAAGGGCGAAACATCTTATACAAATCAGATTGAGGTTGTTGACACTCTCCCCGTAACTATGGTTGCAGGAAAGGTTTATGTGAATACAACTGACAAGTCTGTAACTTATTATGACGGTACTGCTTCTACAGTTGTAGTTCCTGAAACCGTAGCTGCAATTGGTGATTCTACTGCTGACACCGCTCTTGCTTCTGTAAAGGCAATTAAGGATTTTGTAGCTGCTGAACTTGCTAAAATTCCTGCGGCTGTAGATTATACAGTAACTATTACTGATGAAACTGCTGGTACAGGAGAGAAGTCTAAGCAGACTATCAAGCAGGGCAAGGCAGGAGAGGAGACTACTATTGGTACAATCACTGTTCCTAACCTTGTAATGACAGTAAAGGAAACTCCTACCGAGGGATATCTTAAAACTTATCAGTTTACTTATGGAACTGGTACTCCTTTTGAAGTAGATATTCCCAAGGATTTAGTTGTAACTGCTGGTGAAATTATCGTTGTCAGTGATGATGCTCCCGTTACAGGTCTTACCAATGGTACATATCTTAAACTGACTATCGCTAATCAGACAGCACCCGTATATATTGATGTGAAAGACTTAGCTGATGTTTATACTGGTAAGGCTGAAACTACTGGCGTAAGTGTTGCTATTTCTGCAAGCAATGAGATTTCTGCTACTCTTGTTGGCAAGGCTGTTGCAGAGGAGAACCTTGCTGATACTCTTGCTACAAAAGTTAATGGTGCAGACGAGGCTCTTACTTGGGGTGCTATTTCTTAATTACTAAAAGGTAAAATGTTAATAAGGGTAATAATGTTAAATTATTACCCTTATTAAATTATGAATGTGAAAGGAGAAATGTTAAATGGCTGATAATAAAGTTAAATTTCTTCGTGGTACTGCCGCAGAATATGAAGCAAGTACTAAAGACAACGATGTTTTTTATTATGTAACTGATACTAAAAAATTATATTTAGGAGCTAATGAAGTTACTGGTGTCGGTAAAGCTGGTACAGGGGCGAGTGCTGAAATCTTTAACGATTATACTCAAAATAAAGCAAATGGTAATTATTCTCATGCGGAGGGATTATACACGAAAGCTGATGGCTCGGCAAGCCATTCGGAAGGTGCGTATACCGACGCTACCGGGGATTATTCTCATACTGAAGGTTATAGTACAACAGCATCAAAGTTTTTTGCTCATGCCGGGGGAGACTCATCGAGTGCTTTAAAAAGAGGAGCTTTTGTGCATGGTAACAATGTCATAGCCGACAAAAATGATTACGAGACAGCTTTTGGAACGTTTAACAAGAGTAATGCTGATACTCTTTTTTCCGTTGGTAATGGTATATCTACTGAAGACAGAAGTAACGCTTTTGAGATAACTAAAACTACAGGTAAATTATTTGATAAAGAAATTGCTACTAAAGAAGATATACCAACAACGCTCCCCGCGAACGGAGGCAACGCTGACACTCTTGACGGAAAGCACGCAAATGAGATAGCAAACAATCCGAATCTGCTCATCAATCCGGATTTCCGGGTAAATCAGCGAGGACAGAACGAGTATTCCACCGGCTACACCGTGGACAGGTGGTACATCTCCACTGATAAGTGCAAAGCTGCTCCGGAAACCAATGGAATCCGCCTGACTGCTACAGCAACGCTGACTTCAAATACCCATGCGTTCTGGCAGAACAACGAATTCCCGCTTGCTCCCGGGAAATACACACTCTCTCTGAACGTCCTGGAAGTATCAGGGGTCTGGTCGGCAAGAATCCGCACTGTGAATGCTTCTGGAGATTACGTCAACAGCTATTACACTTCCGTGCTTCACAATGGGATAAATAAAGTATCGGTTGACCTTTCCGAGGGCGAGTACATTTCCGCAGTCTCCATCGGGTTCAACAAGGGCACCGAAGCCGGGAACTCCCTGAAGCTCGCATGGGCGAAGTTGGAGGGCGGTTCACTGGCGACGCCGTTCGTCCCGCCCGACCCGGCAACGGAGCTTGCGAAGTGCCAGCGCTACTACCAGGTGCGCACCACAAACGACATCGACCCGCTGGACATGCGCCCCAGCATGAGAACCATAACGGACATCAAACAGGTAGAAGGAGGATACGCATATGTCGCAGAATTATGATGAAATCATCGAACCGCGCGAGACCGATGAGGAGCGTGCCGCGCGTGAACGCAGGCTCAGAGCCGCAGAGATAGCACGGGAATTTGCGGCGATAGACCGTGAGCGCGTACGCCCGCTTGCGGCAATAGTTTCCGGAAGTGCCACCGATGAGGACAGAAACAGGCTTGCTGGACTGGAAGCTAGGGCGACCGCACTCCGCAAGGAACTTGCGGGACTGGGGGTTTAAATGGACAGCAGTGTAATCGCGGCGGTGATTTTGCTGGTGGGAACGCTGATAAAATAAACAATTTTTATATGATAAAATTAAAACCTATTGACAAATAATGCTAGATAAGATATAATCTTAACAAGAAGTTGAATAATGCAATTAAGGGTTTGTAGTTAGCATATGAAAGAGTATATAGTGTGTGATTTGTTGTCTAAGAAAAAATATTTGTTTCTAGGAAATAGTATTTATTCCACAATCGAATATAGCGGAAATTATATATCTGCTATAATGAAAGGTAAGAGAATAATTGATTGGGAAATAACGCAATTTGATAATAAAATGTATCGTTTTGATGTAAAATATTGTTTTAAAACTTGTAATAAAAAAATTACAAGTTTTTTAATACAAACACTTATTATAAAAGAACGTGAATTAACTAAGTTGAAATTTTAAATTAATATAAAAAATAAGGGATGCTAGAGCAAAATCTGGTATCCCTTATTTTTACGTTTTTATTTAAGTTTTTTTATTTGTACTATAATATATCTTGACATAACTTTTATTTTGGTGTATAATATTCTACTATCTTATAAATAATGGGAGTGAATAGGAGGAGATAGTTATGCCTAAAATAATGTATCGTAAAAGAAATGGTGGTTGGGAGTATCGTTTTGAAATAGCGAGATTGAATGGTAAACGACAGCATCTTTCTAAAAGTGGATTTAAAACTAAAAAAGAAGCTGAATTAGCGGGAAATAAAGCTTATTTAGACTATAATACAACTGGATTGAATTTCATTCCGACTGAAATGAGTGTGTCTGATTATTTTGATTTTTGGCTTAAAGAGTACTGTAAGGTAAATTTAAAACCTGATACTGTAATAGGATACACTAAAAAGATAAATAATCATATTAAACCTAACGTTGGGTATTATGCCTTGAAAGCAATTAATTCGGCAACACTTCAAAAACTTATTAATAATCTATTTAATTTGGGCTATAGCAGAAACACGTTGCTTTCTATTAAAGGAATATTAACTTCAGCTTTCAATTATGCTGTTGAACCATTAGGTTTTATTGCTAATAATCCTGCATTAGCAATAAAACTCCCACTAAAAAACGCTCAACCTGATACCCCCACTAGGATAGGAGAAAGGCACATAATTTCAAAAGAGGATATGGCAAAAATTTTAGAACGGTTTCCAGAGGGAAGTACTGCATATATCCCGTTGCTTTTTGGATATAGATGTGGCATGAGAATGGGCGAAGCCTTTGCTGTCACATGGGATTGTGTTGATTTTGAAAAAAAGACAATTATAATCAATAAACAAGTGCAATGGCAAGAAAAAGACAAAAATAACACTTTGTCAGAAAGCTATTGGTATATTACTGCTCCAAAATATGGGTCTGTAAGGATTATCGATGTTGATATTGAAACTATAAATGTTTTGAAACGAGAGAAGGAACGACAAATAATAGACAAACAAAAGTATGGTAATTTATATATCCATAACTATTGTACGAATGATAACATAAAAAGAATCAATACTGAATCGGGCGAATTAATTGATTTTGTCACAGTAAGAGAGAATGGTGAATTTATTCAGCCTAGAATTATGCAACATACAACTGCCATAATTACAAAGAAATTAGGTATTAAATTTAATTTTCATTCATTAAGACATACTCATTGTACAATGCTTGCTGAGAATAACGCGCCTATTAAATATGTTCAACAAAGGCTTGGGCATAAGAACGTAACAGTAACATTACAAATCTATCAGCACGTTTCTGAAAAAATGTCTGAAGAAGGCAGAATTGCTTTAAATAATATATATGACATTAACGAGAATGTTAAGGGCAATAAAATCACCTAATATTTCAAAACGCGTCCACATTACGTCCACCTTTTTTAAGTTTTTGTGAGCGATTAGAAATGATAACAAATGAAAATAGATGACGTACCATCAGGGTTTATTGTTTACAAATGGCTTTATTAAGGGAAATATGGAGATTACAAAATATGATAAATGATGATGGGGTTTTTGCTGATGCGTTGGGCAACAACCCCATGGTTGGCGCTACCGTTGCTTGTGCAGTTCTCGTAGAAGAGGCTCTCAAGGCTTGATTTAAAGCCAAATGCAGAGATTTTGATTAATTGAATAGCTTTACAGAATAACATTCAATAAAAGAAAAATCTCTTAGCCGTCCACATCCCGTCCACATTTGAAAAAGTTGTGGACGGGATTTTTATTGCTTGTGGACGTGTAAGAGATAAAATTATATTGTTAAACTATAGCCCTTTATATCTGAAGTTATAAAGGCTTTATATCGTAGGGGTCAGTCAAATCATTGTCCTCATTAATTGTAAGAAACTCTACTAACGCAGAATGCCTAATTTTATATGAGCCTAATTTTAAGGCGGGTAATTTTTTCGCTTTGATTAATTCGTACACATAAGTTGTGTTTGTCTGAAGAATTTTCGATACTTCTTTTACTGTATATAAGCGTATATCTTCTGAATTATTTTTATTATCTTCCAAAGTAATTAATCCTCGTTATTTGCAAGTTGTGCTTCCAAACCCACCATTTCTTATGCCATTAGTTTCATCATCTATTGTAACAAAATATTGTGCAATTATTCCTTGTGCAAAAGCTTCGCCTTTGTTAATATGTATTGTCTTGCCTTCACGCCCGTCATTTGTTATCTTTATAAAGATGTGTCCTTCGTTGTCCGACCCAAAATAATCGCTGTCCACAATGCCCACTGTGTTATCTAGTTGCATACGATGCTTAAATCCAAGACCACTACGAGGATAAATAGCGAGGAACTTGTCTTTATCAAGTAACACTCTAATTCCAGTAGGGATTTTTATTGTTTTGTTGGGTGCTAATTCAAAATCAAACGGTGAAAAGAAATCATATCCTGCTGAACCTGTGGTTGCTCGTTTAGGGAGCTTAATATCATTGTATTCTGTGCGTAAATCTACATCACCACCAATAGAATTTACATACTGGTCAAAACTAACCTTTTCAAACTTATTCATTATACATAACCTCTAACTTTTTTTACATTATTCATAATTCTTTCAATTGTATAATTTACATCTTCATTAGTAAGTGTATCGTCCCAACTTAATCTGATACTGTTGTAGATATATTCTTCTGGGCAGTTGATAGCTTTTAATACATGACTAGGTTCTAATGAGCCACTATTACAAGCTGAACCTGCTGATACACAGATACCGTCCATATCAAGTAGCAACATGAGAGATTCAGCTTCAACGCCCTTAAACCCAACATTTAGAGTTGACGATATGGAGTGTTCTATATCTGTATTAAAATGTACATCTGTCATTTGTAAGAAAGCATTATAGAATTTATTTTGGATTTCTCTACAACGCTTATCTCTTTGGGGTGAGTAGTTGTAAAGTTCTGAGGCTTTGCCCATTCCAACTATACTAGCTACGTTTTCAGTCCCCGGTCTAAGTTTCTTTTCCTGTGCGCCACCGTAGAGGAAAGGTTTAAACTTATCGGGTTCTTTTATGTAGAGTATGCCTACGCCCTTCGAAGAGTGAAATTTATGACCACTAAGAGACAAAAAATCAACGCCTAAATTAACCACATTTATTGGTACGTGTGAAAAAGCCTGTGTTCCGTCAGTATGAAAAAGGACATTATGTTTATGACAAATTTCAGCCATAGTCTTAATATCATAAATTTCGCCAATCTCATTATTTACAAACATATGGGAGTATAAGTCGGGCATTTGCTCATATAACTCACCCTCTAATGATATAAATGGGCTTTTCTTTAATGCACGAGGATTGTTAAGTATAGAATGGTGTTCAAAGGGAGAACACATTACTCTATTGAAATTTGAGCAAATCCAGTTATTAGTTTCAGTTGCACCTGATGTGAATATAATTTGCTTTGGCTTCGCATTTATAGCCTTGGCTATTTGTTCCCTAGCATTTTCTATCCCTGCTTTTGTCTTAGTTCCTAGAGAGTATAGTGATGATGGATTGCCATAATTTTCTGTTAAGTAAGGGAACATAGCTTCGAGAATGGATTTTGTTATTGGAGTTGTAGCTGCCATATCTAAATAAATTGTTTTATTCATATTAACCTTCTTTCATTTCACATTAAACAAATAAATATAATTGCTGTAATAGCTATTTGCGAAAGATGTATTGATTGGTCGGTAATCAGATTTATTTTTAACTTATTTGCTTTGAGATTATCTACAAACCCATGAATAATGGCGTTACAAATAAAGACTATTAAAAACGTAACAGGAATATTAAACGACATTGATATTGCTATTGGTAACATTATCATAAATGACCAACTCATAGAGTGCATTACAAGTGCCATTATGTAATCGTATTTATATAGCTTTTGTGGAGCATTTTTTTGCCACCATTTCTTTTGTTTCATTGAGGCTAAACAACTTTGTAAGTAATAGTTATCTACAATATGACAAAATACCATAGCTAAAATTATAAAAAGATTATTCATTATTTACTTTCCTTTTCATTTATTTATCATTGGACAAACAGCCATACCCCTATCTTTCATATAAGATATAAAGTCATCAGGATTAACTTGTTCCATCATTTTACTCATATTGTGGATATGCCTTGTTATAAGTTGTTTTAATAGTTACAAGAGCATTGTCTTTAATTTTGCAGACTTTCCCATTTTTATACCAAATATCTCCGTTGAATTTATTCTTAACCATATTATAAACGTCATTATTGTAATAAGGACTTTGTTTGTCTATAAGATTTTTAATCATTTCTGTTTCGATTTTATCAGGTTGGCGAAACTCATATATAGGCACATATTGATAACGTTGAAATGGAATATCATCAATATATATTGTAACTGTACGTCTCCAGAAATCTTTTAATTCGTTTGGTTGATTCATTTATTATCTCCTTTTTATAAACTTACGATGAAAGAAAGGTTTTATTGTAGTTTTTGATTTTTCTATCCCTTGTTTTACCGAGGGCAGAGAGGGGTTGAATTTTAGCAAATCTTATGATTATTTGATTATTTTATACAAACTAAAATTTCAACATCAGTATTAGCAAAAGTTGCTTTAATGATTTTCTTAACCTTAGCCCATTCAAGTCTATCTAATCCACAACCTATTCTCGGCATCGCAAGTTTCATAGTACAACCATACGATTCCATGGCACCGCACAATTTTGAAGCTTCATTAAGGGCAGTTTGTAACGATTTATATGTGGGCTTTTGCCAGTATTTTTGTTTTGTAATAAGGTTAAATACTGCTTTCCATTCTGTCTTGAAAGTTGTGTAACATACACCTACTCTTTCACTTTCGCAAGTGTTAAGAGCAAATTCACTCGTTTGTAAATATTTTTTTACACCACGTTTTGCAAATTCTCTTGCTATGCCAGCACCCATAGTAAAATCTGCACTTATACAATGAACAAGGACATAATCTGTGGGGACTGTAAATAAATCTCGATATTCTTCTCTGATTGTCATTTTTATTCACCTCGATATTTTAAATCCAATAATTCATTCAAAACCTTATTTATTAGTGGCTTAGAGATTGGAGTTTTTATATGTAAATAATTTTTCAGTAACTTTAAACTGATTATTTTTGTTTCTATCTAAAGTTCTTGTGAAAGGCTTCTCCCAAATACATTCAAAGTCATCAGGTGCATTTTGTTCTGAAATAAAAACCTTGTTATCCTTACTTATTTCACGCATATAATTCCAAAATTCATTCGTATCAAATTTCTGTCCTTGATATGTAGTCGTATTTGCATAAGGTGGGTCAGCATATACTACAGAGCCTTTGGGAATTTCTACATCTTTATAATCAAGGCAAGTAAACTCAACATTCATTAGATATTTCATATCACGTTCTAATGCTCTTTTTGTTTCTTCTGAATGCCATCGTATTTCTCCATTAGGCTTTTTGCTTTTGCCATAACCTCCAAACCATTTGCCACCAAATGAACTACCGAAACCTATAAAACCGACATATTCAGGTAATTCATTGTTAATATTAGAACGGGCTCTTTTATATTCCTCTTCAGTAATATAAGCGGGAGGATTATAGCCATTTTGTAAAGCTTTATATAAAGCAATTAAATATTTGTGATTATCATTACATACAACCTTATTAAATGAATTAGCGAGTTTAACTTCGACCGCACAACTTCCACAAAACAAGCTTACAAAAGTGTTGCTATTATTACTAATCTCTGCGAAGTTATGATATCTGCTATTTGTTGTGATATTCTGCTCTTTCCACCTTGATACCTCATTTATTATTACCTCCGATATATTTTTAGCTATTCTTGATTTACCACCTTGATATTGCAAATTTTATCACTTTCCTTTATCTATGTATTCAACATACTTACCGTTCTTATATGTAAATAACTTTTCTATAGATTTACTACGACTTGCATTATCAAGTGTTATCTTAACTTCACCAGACCAAATTTCTATAAAATCATCAGGAGCTTGGTACTCACTGCATAGCACAAAGTTATTTATACTGACTTTTCTAACCCAATCCCAATATTTCTTGTGGTCAAACTTATCTTTGAAACCAGTAGTATTTTCGTATGGAGGATCGCAATAAATCATTGCGTTGGTAACATCAATAGAAGTAAAATCTCCACAGATAAAATTCACATCTTTTAAATTTGGAATTTGCTTTAGTACATTATTTATACTTTCCTTATAGTAGTTTCTGACTACTACGTTCTTATCTGAAGGTGCTTTTGCAATATGAGTTTTAGCATATCCAGCAAACCATTTTGAATTATAACTTGCTAAAATTCCTGCAATAGCAACCATATACTTAGGATATTTTTCTTTATTATCACGAATATCTATATATGTATCTTTATCCATTGAAATAGAATTGAGGTTAAGACCATTTTGCATAGCATTCCAAAAATCAATAAGATATTCGTTGCTATCGTTGCCAATACGGGTCTTACACTTAATTTTGTCTATCACATTAGCCCCTCCTACACAACTTTCTATATAGGTTTCAAGGCAATTATCATCTATACATTTCTGAATTATAGGGACTATTTCTTTAGATATTCGGGACTTGCTTCCCATAAATTTCAACTCTTAACATCTCCTTAGTTATTAGTTATAAAATACAATAAAAGTGGATTTTCATTGTATTATTTCATTAAAACATTTTGCCTTTATAATTAAACATTGGCATAGTAATAAAATCGTAAGTTTTCAATTCATCTAATCCATTAAGATTCGTCCAACACCCTTCATGAATCATTAAATTAGAATTATCGCCGAGATGAACAACTACACAGGGAATACCTTTTGCATAAGCATACCCACATTCCCACGCTGTTCCAGAGTCGGAATAACCACCGTGATAAAGCATTACCATTACATCAGATTTATCAATCTCAGTACTATCCATTTCAAATATTGATTTTGACCATTCTTTTGTACCTACATCAAAAGTTCGATTTTCATGTTCTCTGGGTGAAAATACGTCATAACCTTTTTCTCTTAAAATTTGTTCTGCTGTAGCGACAGCGTTAATTTCATTCTTGTTGAAAAATGGAGAAGCTAAATAAATTTTCATCATTAGTCATCCTTTCAATTATCACCTTTTATAGCAATTACTTTCTTCCAGTAAGGTTCATACTTATTTAGTTCCTTGATTAATAAGGTTTGAAATTCTTCGTCAGATAGATTTTCGTATTCTTCACAGTCTGCTAAGTAATCTGATAGAGCATCTTCAAAATCATCTCGATCGTTATATACATAGTCATCTCCAAACGGTAAAGTACAATCAAGGATTTCTTCAATGCTAAAATGTATGTCCGAGCAATATGTATACCCATAATCATCTGAAACTGCATACCGACCTACAAGAACCACTATAGGCAAGTCAGGATTTTCTGCGATAAGTTGTTTTAGTTCGTCTGAACTTTTTGATAAATTAAGTGGCTTATTCATATACATTTGAATTTCAACCCTCTCTACAAAATATCACTTAAACATTTTCTGCATTTCTGATTTAACCAATTTAGAAATAATTTTCTGTAAACCTGATTCAATTTCTTTATCTGTGGCAATATCAAACTCGTCTTTAAGTTCTTTATACTGTTTGGTTCTAATATACTTATTAAAAACATCAGTTTTAACACGTTCTGTAATTTCGTTTTTCATATCATCATCAAGAGCATTACCAATCATCTTAATAACGGTTTCTGTAAGCTTGTCTTTAAAGCTCCTGCCATAATGGTCTTGATTACGCATTACTTCATTTAACATTTGAACTGCTGCTTCGTGAATAATTTGATTTTGAATATCTTCAATATCAGCATAATCATCAACAGATATATTTACTTTTAGGTTCATTTAATCGCTTCCTTTCAATTTACAATAAAACGAGTCTTTAATTTCTGATTTTACATTTACTCATTTTAAAAGTATATCATCTATGAGTTTTGTCAAATGTATTTTATCTGGAAAAGTAATTAAATTACTTAAACTAATTGCATTTCTAAGCGATATACATTCATTAATATAATCTTCATTCCCTAAGTTCTTTCGGTTTAAAATTATCCATAATTGTTGCAACGCCGAAAGATAATTCATTTGGCTACACATATTTTTGTTTATGTTTCTACGAATTTTTCTTATAACTGACATATTTTAAACCTCGATTAATTTAAAACAAAATACTGTTTTTATTGTAGAATTTTGACTACATATAGTATCTTAAATTTCATCAACCACTTCAAATTGAACTGAACTATCAACATAATCATCTGCTTCAAGAACAATATCACTATCGTAATACTTATCCTTTACCTTTTGAATTGCCTCCTCTGAAGTTTCAGCTTCAATTTCAAGTCTACTTGCAAGTAGCTCTGATACTTGTATTATGTATTTCATATTTTTCACCTTAATTGAACCATTTGATTTTTGGTGTCCCCGTAAATCCTTTTCTCCATATATACCAACCATAAGCAACTGCTGTTCCTGTACCTGATTTATATGTCTCAAAATCTCCGTTTTTTGCACACTGAAGCCTTGACGAAGAAACATATAATGTTTCAAATGGTGTTTTATCAAACAATTCTCTACGAGATTTACTTTCTAAAAATGTAAGTTTCAAAAACATTGCAACCCTACATCCATTTGGTATTATTTCGAGGGCTTTCTCAACAAACGCTTTTGAAAATTTATATGGGGGGTTAGTAATTATATCTCCATCCCAATTACCATTAAAATTAAGAAAGTCAATTGTTTCAATTTTGCCATTATGTAATCTATCAACAATATCGGAGTTTCTTACAGTATATCCTCTATCTTCAAGAACCTTGCTCAGATGTAGTTCACCACAAGCACACTCCCAAACATTATTTGAAAATGATTCTTTGTCGAGTAAAAGTTCTAATGCTGAAGGTTCTGTGGCATAATAATCCATTATTTCACGCTCACCATCAGAATGATTGCTCGCTCCGTTGCAGGTAAACACTGCTTTATTATTTCCTGTCCAATCTTTATTATTATCCAAATTTAACATCTCCTTTTATATCATGAAATTTTTGTTTTATCGTAAGATTTAACATATAGCGTAAGTCAAAATGAGTTATAATGGCATACACTATATGTTATTTGTCTTACTTCACTTTGAAATTGGTATGATTATTCACAATAAAGAACTACTTTGCCTTGGTTCAGGCTTTCTTGAACGCTGATAACCCTCTGATTTGACGACCCCTGCCAAGCAAGGGAAATATCTCTTTTATCATCTTCATATCTGCCATCAACAAGAACATCACAATACTTAATAACGTCTAATGTGGAAACCCTATTTACTTCATAGTCTTCATATTCTTTATCCTTGTCAAGAATTTCTTCCCATGTATATCCGGTATAAAGCCAGATTGTTTTGCTAGGGAATTTTTCTTTGACTGTTTTAACAATCTTATAGACAGTTTCAAGATTTTGATATTCAAGAGGATGACCGCCCGATAAAGTAAAATGAGATATGTAGGGT